GGATTACCAATGGAGTGAGTGAAACCGACCGTCTTGATATTCAGATGAACGGTAACTTCATCGAAAAGGCGGTTCTTGGTTTTGCTGACCTTATCAATTGGGTAAAGGATGTTGTTACATGGTTCGTACATCTCGATGAACACGTCGAAAACGGTGCGAGAGCCGTTCGTGGATTTATCGATGATATCAAAACGTGGGCAAAAGATGCCGCAAAAGCTGCTTCCGATATGGTAACAGCCGTTGCAAATGCTATTGTTTCTCTTCCTTCCAAAATGTTTGAAGCAGGCAAAAACATTTGGCAGGGCCTCGTAAATGGTATCAAAAGCGGCATTGAAACCGCAAAAGGCGCTGCGGCAAATCTTGCAAAAGCTATCATTGACAAGTTCACGACCGATACTGAAATTCACTCTCCCTCCGCTTTATTTGAGCGCTTTGGTAAATTTATCAACCAAGGCCTTGCAAACGGTATCACCGTAGCACTTCCTTACGTTGAACAAGCTATGACCAATCTGGCAAACGTTGTTCAACAGAAGGGCAACGAGATGATTGACTATGGCGCAGACGTTGCAAATGGCTTTGTTGATAACATGGTCAATACGTTTGACGCAAAGTGGAATGAAATCGACAACGGTCTCAAGAGCGACTTCATTGGCACGATTAAGGGCATGATTGATGCAGTCAAGAAAGGCGATATCCAAACCGTCGCCGAAAACACAGCAGCCATCATTTGGAAGGCAATGGGGGAAGAGAACCGAAAACAGGTCAAGTCTTACGCTTCTGACTTGGTTTCCAATCTCACCAGTGCTCTTAAGACCGTTGGTTCCAAAGTGTTTTCTTCTGCAAAACTCGTCGGAAACAACATCTTAGCTGGGATTACTTCAAAATTTGGAGAAATTTCCACGCAGGTTGTAGGTCTCGGCAGTAAGATTGCAACGTCTTTTTCCGCTTTGATCGGGCCAATCTCAGCATCCGGCAGAGCAATCAGTCTCGGACTTTCTTCTGGCGTTTTAAGTCAGTTCCCGTCTATCATCGCTGGCATTGCCGGGCTTATCGGTCAAATTGGAGCTGCATTTATGGGCATCTTGCAGACGATCGGCAGCGTCTTGACATCCCTTGGCATCCCAACTGGTGTCATCATGATCGCTGGCGGCGTCGCAATTGCAGCCGCCATTGCAGGAATTGTCGGAACGCTTGTTGGGAAGTACGGAACAAGCTCCCGCCCGTCTGTGAATGACAACTACTCGAGCTACCCTGGTACGAGCGATTACGATTCTGCTAACGGCTCTACCACATCTGTTGGGAGCTACTACCCGACTTCTTCCGCTAGTGGAACGAGCTCCGCAGAACTTCGTAGTGCCGTCCATGATGGGTGCTATAACGCATTCCTTGACATCTTCCAGCGGTATGGAGACGAGCTTACCGGAGGGAAAGAGCTCAAGATTTACCTTGATGGCAAGCAAATCACTGCGTCCGTTGAGAAACGGCAGTCTGAGCGTGGGTTCCAGATTATGGGAGACGAAGTTTACAGCTACTAAGGAGGTTTACGTTTTATGCAATCTCTCGTCACAGTAAATGGCAGAGAGCTGCCTGAGCCTTCCTCCTACGACGCTACAACAAGCACTATAGTCGATTCTGGACGAAACGTACAAGGCAAAGTCGTTGGGTCTGTGGTGCGGCACGATGTTGCGAAGATTTCTCTAAAATGGAATTATCTTACCGCAAGACAGTGGGCGGACGTCATCGGGCCGTTCACCACAAACTTTTACTGCACTGTTCGGTTTTATAACCAAGCGACTGCAAGCTACACGACAAGGCAAATGTACGTTTCCGATAGAACCGCTGGGATGTGGAGGCGTTCCCCGTCCAACGGAAACGTTATGGGATGGGTCGGTGCATCCCTTAGCCTGGTTGAAGTTTAAGAGAGGTGATTATTTATGGGCTTTCTGCCTTCCGACAAGTGGCTTGAACAATACGACAAGACACTTGTTCCGGAGATGTTTGTTCGCATCACTTACCACGTCTCTGACGATAAGGCCCAAGCAGACGCCATTGCCAGCTCTTCCAACCAGGCTTTATTCAGCAACACGTTGTCTGTCACAGACCTGGATTCTGCTTCTTTGGCCAATTATGCCACCGGAGAACCTAATTTGTGGGTCCTTGACGGGAGCAAACTTTTGGTCCCAGGTTCAGAGCCATACGAGAACGCTGGGTATTTAAGTATGGATTGTGTTTCTGACACAAACCATCCGATTATCACTTTCTCTTTCAGCAAAACACACACTGAAAGAATCCCCGGAATTACAATTGTGTGGTCGTCCGCTTTAAATGAATATGCAAAATCTTTTAAATTGACGGTTTATAATGGCAGCGAGCTTGTTGCAACAAAACAAGTTGACGGCAACCAGTCTGTTGAATCCCCTGTAGATTTTGAGATTTCCGGATATGATTCAATCACTTTGGAAATTTTAGAGTGGTGCATCCAGGGCCGCAGAGCAAGAGTGGAGCAAGTTGAATTCGGCCAACGTATTCAATTCAACAAATCGGACTTGCTCTCCTATACGCACGAATCGAAACGGGACCCGGTTTCCGGTCAGCTTTCCAAGGATTCCGTTTCGTTTTCCGTTGATAATTCTAAGCAGCGTTGGAATCCGGTAAACCCGGGCGGTCTTTACCAATATCTTTACGAACGTCAAGAGGTTTTTGTTCAGTATGGCATGGACATGGGAGATTCAATCGAATGGATTGATGGAGGGAAGTTCTTTCTTTCTGGATGGACAATCCCAGCAAATGGCATAACAGCATCGTTTGACGCCAGGGACGCTTTGTCTTTCCTCCAAGATTCCATCTATACCGGGCACACGAGCGGAACGCTTTATCAGATGTGCTTTGATGCATTGGAACTTCTGGATGTTTCCGGGATATCTTACGAAATTTCGGAAGAATTAAAGAACTATTCTTCCGACATTTCCTCCGATGCTTCCTCTTATAAAAACGCAGACGTTCTTCAGCTTGCTGCGAACGCAGCCGGGATGGCTCTTTACCAATCCAGAGATGGGGTCATTCACATTGAACGTGTTCCTCTTGTTCCAGCCACGAGGTCTGGTATCGAGGAAATATCGCTCTTGAATAGCTTTAAATACCCAGAAATAACGTTTTCGACAAAAATAAAAAACGTATCGTGCAAGGTTGGCGGCGAATCCGTTTTTTATCCAGCCGGATCTAGTGGGAACGGAGCGACCCAAAGCATCAACAATCCGCTTATATCGAAATCTGTATCTTCTAGCGCAAAAAATGCGTTGACCGAAACATACGCACTTCTTTCTAACAGAAGAAAGGTAAACTTGGAATTTCGTGCAAGCCCCCATATTGATGCGTTGTCTTTTGTTAGAGCAAACCATCAGTTTGGATATGCATCGAACGTTCTCGTTACGGATGCCAAGTATACATTTAATGGCTGTTTTAAAGGGACGATGGAAGGATATATGGTGGAAAGCGCGAGTGCCCTTAGACTTGATAAGGACTCCGTTTTTGTGGCTCCTGGAGAGACCGTTCGTTTAACCGCAACGCTTGTCCCTTCCTCAGAGGATTCCCCAGCAATCGGATGGGAAGCATCTCCTCCCGACGTTGTTTCCATTTCCGTCGTTTCCAACAAAGGCGGCGTTTCTGTTTGCGACATTTCTTTTGTTTCCAGTGGAGATGCCGTAGTCACAGCCTTCGTGTCTTCCGTATCTGCAAAGTGTACCGTTATCAGTCAGGCTCCGTCTTTGTCGGATATGCCGGAAGGATCGTCTGTTTACATTCAAGAAAGTGGTGCGGATGTGGAGTTTGTTGTTGCAAAACATGAGTATGAGCCTGGCTTAAATGGTCCCGGAAGAACACTTCTTATCAGGAAAGAACCTCTTGCTGAAACAGTGTGGAACCAGACGCACGTCAATACATACGACGGAAGCTCCATCGACAGGCTGTTGAAGGGAGATTACGCAAACAGATTTAGCGATACCGTCAAGTCCGCAATGGGACTTACCTCTTTCTATTACACGGTAGGCGGTAGCACTACGGAAATCAGAACGCTTTCTCGCAGTGTTTTTCTCCCGTCTATTTATGAGATGTTTGACCCGGAAGACAAAAACGCAGATGTTTATGTAAATGGCAGTAACCCATTTTTCAAAAAAGAAGGTTCTGTACTACCAAAGCAAACCCGAAATGTTTTTGTTCAGTCTTATGATGATTCCGTCAATCGTCTTATCCGCAGATGGTCACGTTCCCCTGCATGGCGAGATTTTGATGGAAACCATATCGTGGGCCAACTCGTTGGGACTTACAGTCTTGGAACGTCTAGTGCAGGTAGGATTTTTTTCCTCACAGAGCAGTACAATGCTTGGAGCTCTAACAAGTTCAGCCCTGCTTTCACGCTTCCGTCCACGACTAAAGTCGGCAACGGCAAAAAGATTTTGCTTTAAGGAGGGACTATGGCGATTTGGATTACAGACAGAAGCCAAGACGATGTTGACCGCCTAAAGTTCATTTACGGCAAAGCCGTGAACGGGACCTGGACAGATGAGGAAAAAGCGGAGTGGCTTTCCGGTATGAAAGGGGCTCTTGACTACAGAGATTTTTCGAGAATAGAAACCGGCATATCAGAGCTTGCTTCACTTCTCGGTGCGGACGTAGATGTCAAGACGGACTGGAACATAAACGGGTATCTTACCACGTCGGATGCTGCTAGGTGGCTGTCAAATATCGAATCTATTCGTTCTAAAAACTCAGGAGACGCCAAAACTGCGCCGACACCGACGTCTATGGATAGGCTCGGATTCGAGACAATGAACCAACTTGAAAGCATTTTGTCAGACATAGAATCGATCGCCAAAACTTACGTTACTTTTTCTGGCGAATACATGGCTGGGGAGGACCAATATGGTTTTTGAAGACCGCATATCAAAATATCCTGGCAGGTGGACGTTAGTCCATGAGGATGGGTCGTCTGAAGTTGTAACGCTCGTCCGAAACGACGAGCCCATAAAGGACGGCACACCGATCAACGCATCCACTTTAAATGAGCTGAGTACAGTTGCAGGTGCCATCAACGCAAAAGAGGAAGCCGTTTCTGCGGCAAATTCCGCTGCGGAAGAACGTGCAAAAGCAGAACAGGCTGCAAAAAATGCCGCAAAAGATGTTTCTGCAATTGTAAAAGCAGACTCTGAAAATGCAGCTTTGTCTGCTGCTGCTGCCAAGACAAGCGAAACCAATTCAAAGCGTTCGGAATCTCAGTCTGCTACTTATTTGCAGGGCACAAAAGAATACTTTGAGCAGGTCCGCACCATCACCATCGGTGCACAGGGGTGGTACGCCACGCCGGAAGCTCTGAAAGCCGCTGTTCCCATAGGCGAAAATGGCTGGTGGGCAGTCGTTGGTACTACGGACACCATTTGGACGTGGGACAATGATACAAAATCGTGGAAAGACAGTATTCAAAAGGCCGATCTTTCCGACTACTACACCAAAGCCCAGGCCGACGCCAAATTCGGCACGCCGTACAGCCTGCCCGCAGCTACGGTCAGCACGCTGGGCGGCGTGAAGGTGGGCGACTATCTGGACATCGCCCCGGACGGCACCCTCAGCGCCAAAACGCTCAATGACAAGATTGCTGCCGCCGTGGCGGTAAAGTCGGAGCCCCGGCTGGTGTGGAATCACTACGAAGAAACCGGAAAAAGGTGGAAGACCTACGATATCAAAATGCCAGACGGTCTGGACTACGTGCACGTCAAGACGAAATATAACAGCCCTACCGGCGGGTACGGCGAGGAAGTAGACATTGCAAAAGGCGGCACCGCCAATCATAACTACGGAAATGGCACTGGAATTTTCGCATCCAACACGACTTTCCGGACAGACGGGACCCTGCACTTTGCAACAGAAACGTCGACCGGCGGCTACACCGTAGAGATCTGGCTCACCGGCTACCACTATCCCACCCTTGCCGAACTGCTGACCGAGACCCAGGCCGCGCAGGCGGACACGGATGCCCTGGCGGTAGATCATGAATACCGCGTCGCCCTGCTGGAAGCCGGGGTAGACCCCACAACCACCTGAAAGGAGGACTGCATAAAATGCTGTACCGCATCTGCAAACGCATGATCCAACGGGGCCAGACTGCTGGCCTAGCGGAAAAGCTGGATATCTTTTTTGCCGCCGACCGCCTGACAGCGGACCAGTACCAGGAGCTGACCCGGCTGCTGGCCCAGCAGGAGGCCGCCCATGGCACTTAATGCCTACTCTTTGACATTGGGGGTGATCGCAATAAACAACACATTTTTGACCGCACTTTTCAATTTTTTGAGCCGGTTCTTTGCCGCTTTGGCGGAAGAACAGGTAGAACAGGAGGACACAATGGCATCTGTGACTGAGGTGACCGAGTGGACGGGAGCACCGCCCTACCGCTACATCGACGTAAGCCGGTATCAGGGCAGCGTTACACTGGAGGGCTGGAAGAAGGTCAAGGCCGCTGGCTATCAGGGCGTCATGCTCAAGACCGTCAGCACAAACCGCAGGCTCTCCAAGCGAGCAGACGGCCTGTACATCGACCCGACCTTTGAAGCAAACTACCGCAACGCAAAGGCGGCAGGTCTGGCGGTGGGCGTGTATTACTACACCTACGCCACCAGCAAGGCAATGGCCGATGCAGAGCTTTCCCTGCTGGCTGACGCCCTGCGTGGCAAAACACTGGAAATGCCTGTGGCAGTGGACGTGGAGGACAACAAATTCAGGGTTCTTGGCAAGCAGGCGTTGACCGACCTGACAGCCTACGCCCTGAAAAAGGTGGAAGACATGGGCTTTTATGCCCAGCTCTATACCTACACCAGCTTTGCTAAGACACGCCTGTATATGGGCGGTGCTGCCCTCAGCCCCTACGACGTGTGGCTGGCAGACTACACCGGAAAGACGCCTGCTGTCACGTTTGCCTACAACACCCACCAGCACACAAGTAAGGGCAGCGTACCTGGCATTTCCGGCCACGTTGACCTCAATGTGACCACACGCAACTACCCGAAGATCATCTGTAAGAAGGGCCTGACCCGTCTCCGGGAGGGCAAATGACCGAAAAAGAAGCTCTCCTGTGGGTGCTTGGCATCCTTGGCAGCCTGTGCGCTGCGGTCATCACCATCGACAAGGTGCTGGACATCATCCACAAGTACGTCAAAAATGCACAGGCCCCCGACGATGCGCAGAACAAGCGCCTTGACGACCTTGACCGGCGTGTTGGCGCACTGGAAACCGGCTATACCCAGCACACAGCGGCACTTTCCCGCGATTTGAGCCGCTTTGGAGACATCGACGAAGTGAACCGCCTGACCCTGCAGGCCGTGCGTGCCTTGCTAGAAGCGCAGCTCACCGGAAATAACGTTCAGGCCATGCAGAAAAGCAAGGCCGAAATTGACAACTATTTGACAGAAGGAGTAACGAAACATGGCAGCAATTCTTAATTTCATCCCCGCCCCCGTCGCAATCGTTCTTATTATCGTCGGCTTTGTGGCTTTGGCTGTCGGCGCTATCCGAATGGGCTATAAGCAGCTTGTCAAAGATCTGGCCTATGACCTCGTGTGCAAGGCCGAGGACAGCATCATGGGCAGCGGCCAGGGCGCAAAGAAAAAGAAGCAGGTCTTTGACGCCCTGCGTGCGGCCTGCCCTGCATGGCTGAAGCCTATCATCACGGATGAAGTGCTTGACGCGGTGATTGAAAAGGCCGTAATCCTGATGAAGAAGGCACTGGCAGAAAAGAAGCCTACCATCAACAAGGAGTAAAGCATGATCGAGCTAAGCGTATCTCTCGCATCCAATGGCGTCGTCAAAGTGCCGGGCTATGAGCAGCTGGTGCGCTTTGGCTACACCAAAAACCGGGGCGTGTACCGCCTTGCCGTCACTGCCGCCGGTGAGTGGGAAGGGCTGGCTATCCGCTGCTTCTGGCACGTGCCGGACGGCAAAGACCCGGCGTCCTCGCTGGTGGTGGACGGCTCTGTGGCCGTGCCCGCCAGCGTGACCGCCCAACCCGGCAATGGCTGCATCACCTTTGAGGGAAGCGACGGCACCCGCACGGTGACAAGTGCAGATCTGCGCTACCGTGTGGCTGCCAACTCCGGCACGGAGGACGGCACAGAGCCGGAGCCGGGCACCCCTGCCTGGCAGGAGCTGGTGGGGGCCGTTCACACCGATGCCACCGCCGCAGAGCAAGCCAAGACCGATGCACAGACAGCAGCACAGCAGGCTGCCACCAGTGCTGGCAATGCAGCCCAGAGCGCTCAGGAAGCCGCTGACAGCTTACAGGAGCTGAAGGACGGCATTGCCGCTGGTGACTTCAAAGGCGAGAAAGGCGACACTGGTCCCATCGGTCCGGTCGGCCCGCAGGGTGAGACAGGCCCACAAGGCCCCACTGGTGCTACCGGAGCCACTGGCCCTCAGGGTGAAACTGGCCCTCGTGGTGAACAGGGGCCGCGGGGCGAGAAGGGCGAGACCGGTGAGGTGGGCCCTGCTGGCGCACCCGGCAAAGACGCCACCGTGGACGCCACCCTGACCCAGAGCGGCAAGGCAGCTGACGCTAAAGTGACCGGCGACGAGCTGGCAAGAAAAGCCGTCATAGATGACACCACAGTCGGCACCGACGCATGGAGCGCAAAGCACCTTGTGGACATGCTCTGCCCGCCCATCTCTGAGACCGGCAACCCAATGGTGTGCTATCCTGTGGCGGGATATCCGTTGGGATGCAAGGTGAGTTGGGAGCCGACGCAGCAGGGCGAAGGAACGCCGTACCCGGCAGGTGGCGGACCTAACCTGCTGGATATATCTCAATGTACGGCTACAGTAGGTAAGCCTTATGGTGTGACTATAACGATTGAGGGCGATGTATTTAAGGTTAGCGGTGTGCCGTCAAGCGAGGTGACGGAGGAGGGCCAATACTCGTTTGCCGTTGCCTCGTGCACTCAAACCGAACTGCGCGGGAAGGGCTATAAAATCACCCCGTTTGCGTTAAAGGGGGATGTATCATCTGCGTGGGGACTGCGCACAGAAGATGAAGATAGCCTTTCTATAGCCGCTAAACTGACGCCCGGCGTGAATACCGACATACAGCTTAGGCTAATGGTGTCCAAAGATACACCAGCCGCCTATGCACCCTACGAAAACATCCGGCCAATTTCCGGGCGGGATGCGGTGAAAGTGGAGCGGTGCGGGGAAAATCTGCTGGACGAAGCGCGTTTTCCAATCTCTAAAACTAAAAATCATCTTATGATAACCTCTAAAATGACGTTGCCTGCCGGAACTTACACGGTTTGCATTTTGTCAGTGGCAAATGGAGTCTACGCAGACGGAGCTGACGTTAACCATACATATGACTCCAATAAGCACACATTCACACTTGCTAGACCGACCGCAGTACGGTTAAAAGCGTACTGGATAAACGAACGGCCTGAAAAGGATGAACATATTTGGCTTGTCAAAGGCAATGAATGGAGAGCCTACACACCTTACATCGGCCAAACCGCCACCCTGACCCTACCCCGCACCATCTACGGCGGTACGGTGGATGCAGTGACGGGAGATGGGCAGGAGACGTGGGGCACGGAAACTATAAGTAGAATTGCATCAATAGACGAACTTACTTCTGTGGTGCGGTGCGCAGCCACGTTATTGCAAAAGTCTGTCACTGCAAAATCTGGCTCAGCTATTAGCAACTGGCTCGGAGAATATGTATCTTATGTAAAAGATAAAGAATCATTTTATACCAACCAGACACAGATTTATATCAAAATCTCAAAAACGCGGCTTTCGTCTTTCAACGTTGCCGGAGTTAATGCGTATTTATCAGAGCATCCTCTCACCGTATGCTACAAGCTGGCAGCGCCCACTCCTTTCGCCGCAACCGGCGCACGGCCTATTCCCGCTCTGAGCGGCGTGAACACCCTGATGACCGACGCTGACAGCATGACGGTGACCGGCAGAGCGGACCCCATCAAGCGCATCATTGACCTTGAGGATGCTGTGGCATCAATGACCAACACATAAGGAGGTACATACATATGGCAATCAAAAGCAAATCTCGCCATGACCTGACCCTGCGCTCCATCAAGCGGGAAATTGCAGCAGGACGCGATGTTGCGTTCTGGCTGGATAAAGCATATATGCACTACGACAACGGACTGCTGACCGCAGATGACATTGCAGAGGTGGAGCAGCTGGCGCAGGCGTACTACGATGCACTGGATGCGGAGGACAAGGCGACCGCTGAGGAAATCACACTGTAAGGAGGATATCATGGCAAGCACTACATACCGCCATCTCGGTGACGTCACCGGGATGTTCGCCGCACAAGAACAATTTCGTGACATCACGAAAATGGTGACAAAACGTCACCAGTTTGCCGTGCTTGGCAATATGGTGCGCAACGCGGGACAGCTCCCGCAGCCCTTCTGGCTCGGTGCTGCCTGTGGCGGCGGCTCGTGTAGTGCTGCCCGCTGCGCTGCAAAGGCTTGACCGACAGCAGATGACCGCCGCCATCAAAAGCGCACCGCTTGGGAGGGTAGACCGTAAGATAGCCTTACTGCGGTACGTTGAGCGGCTCCCACTGCCGGACATTGCGGCACAGACGCATTACAGCCGGACGGCAATAGGCTACCGGTTGAAAGGCATTGAAAAAATGCTGAATGTGTGATATATTGTTTATACCGTCCGAAGTAGAGTACACACACTTCGGAGAAATGTGTACAGAGAGCCAGCGGAAGAACGTTTACCCGCTGGCTTTTCTTTTTGCACGATTTGTGGTATAATATACCCAATAGAACCCGCCGAGCCTCTTAACAATGCGTATCATGGCGGGTCATTCAAGAGCCAACTCCGTGCTCAACGGAGAATTAAAAAAGCAGTCGCAAGATTCGGCGCTGAACAGTCTCCCACCCGCCTACTTACAGTGCGTACCATGCGGGAGACGCTTTTACATGGGAGGTGTTTGGATGGGTGTTTATAATGTGAGTATCAAGGTTGGAACTTCTTACGGCGTGGTTCAAATCCCCGATGCGGAATCTCAGAAGAAGATGTACGAAAACGTTAATCCTTCCTCCGGAGAAAGCGTCTTTACAATCCAAGCAAATTTCCCGGAAATCGGTTCAGCTTTTGATGTGCGCTTTAAAAAGAATCTATAAATAGAAAAACACCCGGTGTTCCGTTTGGAGCATCGGGGGTTTTTATTTTTTCAAGCGCTCATGCGGCTTTGTGCCGTGTGGGCGCTTTTCTTTTTTGCCCTTTGTTGTACCTTCGTTGTCTCTCGTTTTTTGCCGGTGCGGTACACTGGGTGCAATAGGAGGGATGTATTATGAGCTATTACCCAACACCCGGAGCGCCTTACGTTCCGCAGCAGCCTGTCAACCCTTACGGCGGCATGGGCACGGTAGGGCTTTCCACTCCCCTGCCCAACACGCAGATGCAACAGGCGCAGCCGCAGCGTCCGCAGCCGATGAATGGGCAGCAGCCTGTTCAGCAGTCGGCACAGGATGGCGGTTGGCTGTTGGGCAGACCCGTTTCCAGCAGAGAAGAGTTTTTGGCGATACCGTCTGACCTGTACGGCAGACCGACCTACTGTCCCGACCTGCGGAGCGGTGTGATCTACTGCAAGCGGCTGAACCCGGACACCTGCGAATCCTATGTGCAGGAGTTTTACAGCCCGGAAGCGTGGCGGCAGATACAAGCACAACAGGCACAGCAGACCGCTGCACCGACACAGCAGTATGTGCCTGTTGAAGAGTATAACGCCCTCGTCCACAGGCTGGATGAACTGGAAAAGTGGCAGAAGAGCTTTTCCAAGCCTACTGCCACATCAAAGAAAGGAGAATAACAATGTCCTCTCCGTTTGATATGATTACGCACAGCCCTATCATGCAGCTTGCAAATCTGGCTCGCGCCGGGCAGAACCCGATGGGGCTTATCCAGCAGTTGAGCGGGCAGAATGCCCCCATCATGCAGGGCTTGAACCTGATTCAGGGCAAGAACGAAACGCAGCTTAGGACGATGGCACAGAACCTCGCAAAAGAGCGCGGCATCGACCTGAACCAACTGGCAAGCGTTCTGAATCTGACGCTGCCGAAGTGAGGAGACTTTGCAATGGACGATTTTGAAAACAGCCATCCAGAAAAAGATTTTGACATCAACAATCTGTGCGGCGATGACAAAATATGGGTTCCTTTAATGCTCGGCTTTATTTTTGGGGCTGCCAGCAAAAAATTGGACGACCCGAAAGATAAAAAAGACAATCCTCCGAGCTAACTTGATAATCCACAAATAAGCATCTCTCTAAGCGAAACGCTTCTCAGTTTTGCGGACTTGATAAAAACCGCTTTTGTTTGGCTTCGCCCATCGCACACGGCGGTGGGATAGCATAACGCAAAACTGAAAGGAGTTTTGTTATGGACGATTTTGCAACTGGCTATCTGGCTGGGCAGGACGGCGGCAATAACAACGGCGGATTTTTCGGCAACGAAGGTCTGTGGGCGGTTATCATCCTCGCCATCATCTTCGGCTGGGGCACAAACGGCTACGGTCGGAACGGTGGTGACAACGGCATGAACAGCTACATCCCCTATCTGGTGGGCACCGGTGCAACCGGTCAGGGCGGCGCAGATACTCGTGCGGCTTTGTCGGAGGGCTTCTACCAGCAGGACACTTCCCGTTCTCTGGCTGGCATCCAGAGCGGCATCTGCTCTCTGGGCTATGACCAGCTCGCACAGATGAACACCCTCAACGCTACCGTTGCGGGCGGCTTTGCTGGTACCAATCAGGCAATCTGTCAGCTCGGCTACCAGAACGCACAGCTCGTGAACGGTCTGGAACGCAGTGTGTCCAACGGCGACAACGCCATCAGCCTTGCCATCATGCAGGAGGGCAACGCACGTCAGGCAGGTCAGACCGCTATCCAGACGCAGCTTGCGTCTTGCTGCTGCGAGAACAAGCAGCTCATCGGCGACCTGAAGTACACCATTGCACAGCAGGACTGCGCTACCCGTCAGGCTATCGCAGACAACGCCCGTGCCATCGTGGACAACTGCAACGCCAACTTCCGCAGCATGATGGACTACTTCACACAGGATAAGATTGCCACTCTGACCGCTGAGAACCAGAGCCTGAAGTTCGCCGCTTCTCAGGATCGTCAGAATGCGCTTTTGACCACCGTGATGTCCCAGCAGACCGATACCATCCTGAACCGGGTCAATCCTCGTCCGATTCCCGCTTATCAGGTGGCAAACCCCAACGTGGGCGTGAACTGCTGCGGCTGCTAACCTACACACTCCCCGATAACACCGGGTGAACCATCGGGGCAGGGGTAAGACACCTCTGCCCCTGATTTTTTAGGAGGAAACTACTATGGCTTGCAAAACAAGCTGCAAACTCTGCCCGCATTTGGTCATCAGTCAGGCGGTCACGTTCGCTAACGACACTCTGACCATCAACATTCCTGCCGGAGCGTACCAGAACGGAGAGAAGTATTGCATCGTGGTTGCTCAGAGCTTGCCGGACACGACCACCATCAACGCTCCTGTGGTCATCACCATCGGTGCAGGAACGACCGCATACCCTCTGACCGACTGCAACTGCGCTCAGGCGACCGCCGAGAGCATCCACACCCGCACCCGCTACGCCACCCGTGTAGCAACGTCTGCAACCGGCACCGGCACGTTCAAGTATCTTGGCTGCTTCTGCCGTTCCCACGCCGGTGCGCCTGCGTCCATTTCCTAAGGAGGTATAGATTATGGGCAAGACCAATTTTCGCCGCATGATGATGCTTCGTGACCACGACAAAGACCGTGAGCCGGAACGTGACCGCCTTGAGGAAGAGCGTGACCGCAGGGAGCGTGAGCTGGAACGCCGTCTGCGTAAGCTGGAAGACGGCAACGACCGCCATCCTTACTACCCGCAGGAGGAGAACCGCTACATCGACCCCTACCCTATCCCCCGCTACCCTGACGTAGAGTATGGGCGCAAGATGCCGCAGATTGGCTTCTCGCAGAATGGCGACTGGGACAAGCACTCTGGGCAGTACGAACGTGGCGGCGCAGACAACCGCTCCATTAAGATGCCCCGCCAGCACCTCACCCACGATGAAGCAGAGGAATGGTGCGACAGCATGGTAAATGCTGACGGCACAAAGGGCTGTCACTGGACGCTGGAACAGACACAGGACGTTGCGAAACAGCGCAATATCACCTGTGACCCGAACGATTTCTGGGCTGTTATGAACATGATGTACTCGGATTATTGTCAGGTCGCAAAGCGCCAGTCCGTTGACACTCCGGGCTTCTACGCTGACATGGCAAAGGCGTTCCTTGATGACACGGACGCTGTGGACGGCAAAGCGTATGCTTACTGGGACTGCGTGACAGATAAATAAAACAACCCCCTGCACAGCCGATAAAGCTATGCAGGGGGTTGTTTTTATATTATACTATTTTTCATCAATCTCTCTAATATAAGTCATAATATACTCTCCTTTTAGAATCTCCCTTTTATCAATCTTTTTAATGCACAAAAATTGTAATCATACCTTCGCAATCTGCCGTAAAGAACGACACTTCGTACCGGCTGGCTTCTGAAATTGAAATCTGGTCACGTTTACAATAATCTTTGATTTTTTGCTCCTTGTAGTCATCCCAAAGAGCTACGCTTGTGTTATCAGTGACCAAAGAAAGAAATGTAAGTAAATTCATATCAATCCACCTCTTATGCGCTCGCCTTTTCTTCAAATGCGTACCAATCTTCCCAGAGTTCATTCACCCCTGCTTCGTTCTTTAGCAAGTTCCGGTATCTCCGATTTTCTGCATAGTGCTTTTAAGATTTGGCACATCTTCTTTTGGCATTTTTCGTTTAATACCAATAATCGCTTGCGTAATTCCAGCTTTGTTTAACTGATTTACAGACTTGCGAAACACAAAATCAATATTTGCGTTCGCCTTAATTGTTCCGTCATCTTCAAGGTAGCAGTTTGGAATCCATACATTCTGATTGCTCCCATTGATTTTGAAACGCTTTGCTTTGTAGCAACCGTAGTCCTCTCTTACAATCAGCTCAACAGGAATACCCTTGTAATACTGCGTGCCAGTGTTGTACTTTTCAGCCAGTTTTGCTTTACGTTTTGCTACCTCTGCGTTGATTTTGGCTTGCTCCTCTTTGCTTCTGCGCTTGTGTGGCTTGTATGTGCGCATTTTTCTCCTCTCCTGTAAATTATTCTTCTTTGATATGCATTAGCATATACAATGGAATGAACCGCTTCCAACTATGGCAGTGTCTAGGCCAACGCCGAACAAGGTACCAATCGCCAAACAGATGAATAGTTGTGTAGTATTCAGCAATCCTTGCGACCCGCTCTTGCTTTGTCATATCAATCCTCCAAAAAATCCTCCAACTCGATCTTCCCATCTGCCGCTGCAACTGCCAGAGCGTACACAAACTGTCCAATCGTCATTCCGTGCCGTCTTGCTTCACGGTTGATGTACTTGCGCTCTTCCTCGCTCATAAGGATTGTAATGCGTTTTGAACGCTTTCCGTCACCGCTTGCAACGCCTTGATGCGATTCCGGCATCGGGATTTTTTTCTTTGTCAAACCAGCTTCGGCTAGTGCGCCGGGAACATCACCTTGTTCGATAAGACGTTGAACTTCTTTCGCCTGTTTCAGCTTCTTTGGCTTACTTTCGCTGACTATGGCACGGTTTGGCTGTGTTTCGCTGTCTTTGGCTTGCTTCGGCTTAATACTGCTTAATTCCGCTTCACTTGGCTGTGCATGGCTGTCTGTGGCTTCACTGGGCTTAATCGGTACTTGTTCGGCATTATTCGGCTTTATTTGGCTTACTTCTTCTTCCTTTGGCTCACTTCGGCTTAATGTCTGCTCCGAAAAAACAGGCTGGAAATCAAACCCGCCCAACAAGCCGGATGTTTTTTTGCTGGACTTTTTCACTGTGTGTCACTCCAATCAATAAAATACCCGTTGTACTGAAAAGATTTCGCCGCATTTCCAGCTTCAATCAAAACTTTTCCGGCTTTTATGGCTTCTTCGGGACTTAACGCCCCACAATGTCTTTGCGAAACAACATAATAAATCGGATTGTCTATTCCATCCCCTCGGCGGAAAAACATAACATCTTTCGAGCTGAATTTGCTTTGCAATTCAAACTCGGCTTTTTCCAGCTCTTTATATCTAACTACATTCACTACACATCCCCCTCTACAATCTTCTTTGCCAGCTCTTTGAAATCCTCTGCGCTGGTGCTCTTTGCCGTGTCTCCGCTAAACAGACTGTGCCGCTCTGCCTGCGCCTTACGAACACCCATAGACGGTCTAATCTTCACGTCAAGCAGCTTTGTTCCCATGCTTTGTGCAATCACAGGGAGCTGCTCCACAACCTCTTTTGACAAGTTCTCACGGCTCTTGTACTGGTTCAGGAGCAGACCTTCAATCTTCAAAGTCGGGTTGAAGTATCTGCGAACGTCACCGATAGTCTGCGAAAGCTGGCTCAGTCCGGCAAGTGCATAGCGGTCTGCTGTAATGGGCACGATGATGCTGTTGGCGGCGATCAGAGCGTTTACAAGTGCAAGACCGAGCTGCGGGGGAGTGTCCAGAACGATGTAATCGTACTGTGCAGACATGGATTCCAGTGCTTCACGCAGCCGAAAGTTCTTGCCAATGTCCCGGACAAGCTGCTCGTCAATGTCCTTCAATGCGTTGTCTGACGGCAGAATGTCACCGGCTTCGCAGTGCTGGATTCCTTCTTCTACTGTACCTTGCCGTGTCATTACATCGAACAAAGTACACACGTCCTCTGTCTGTGCGCCGTAGGTGTCCGTTGCGTTGCACTGGGCATCGCAGTCCACCAGCAGGACTTTCTTGCTAAGCAGCTGCAATGCGCCAGCCAGACAGGTGCTTGTGGTGGTCTTTCCTGTGCCGCCCTTCTGATTGGCGACAGCTATGATTTTTGCCATTTTTATTCTCCCCAGTCTACATAGTAACCGTTGTATGCAAATCCTTTCGCTGCAATTCCAGCTTCGATCAGAGACTTCCCGGCTTCAATCGCTTCGTCAGGCGTTAGTTCGCTGTAACTTCTTTGAGGCAAAACCCTTACAGAAGCCTGATTTCCATGATGATTGAACCGAAACTGATAATCAAACTTCTTTTCAAGGTCAAGTTCTGCTTTATTCAAAACGGAGTAGGGAACTTTTGCCATTTTATCACTCTTTCATTATTTCAAATAATACATTGGTGCGTCTTTCATGAGGAGCAAAACTATATTTCCAAACCGTTTATGCGCTTCTTCAACAATCATGTTTTCCAAAAGTTTTATATCTGGGCAATCAGATTCCACTGAAAATTCATAAAGAATCGACTTTATTGACAATCTCCCTTCTTTTTCTCTCCATTCATAAATTTCGTTACATAAAGATATTATTTTGTCGCTATCCTGCTGCTTTATATAAGTCTCAATTGCCCCTATGGTCATGTTTATCTCCTTTCTACTTTATCTGCCTATTCTGCTTAATGTGCTACATCTGACTACTTTTGCAACGCTTCAATGGAATAAAACGCTGGCATATACTTGTCTACGATACCCGCTTTGTCTACGCTTCTAATCAGATAGCCAACAGGTCTGTCCGGGAACGGCGTTCTGTTCAAAGATAGGATGTCCTTATACGCCGCCTTCACCGTATCGTAAACCGCTTCTCTGCGTCTCGGCAGCTTGATTTCTGGATGCTCTTTCTTCATCCACTTCTCAACCACTTTTGCCACGTCAATGCAGTCTTGCTTTTCCAGCTCGTCACACACAGACCAGTCAAAATCCTCGTATCCGCTTCTGCGGGGCTTTCTTGCGGCTTTTTGAGGTTCAGTCGATACTTCGCTTGCCTGAGCTTCAATCAGCGTCTCAGACGCTTTAATTTTGGGTTTGAACTTGACCGCCACAGCCTTTCGTGCTACAAGAACCGGTTCATAGGTCACCAAAATGTCCGACACGGCATTGATTTCATCCACCGCAACGTCAAGCACTCGCTTGCGAAGGTTCTTGTAAACGTCATAGCTGGCTTCCATCGCACCAAGCTGCTCTCTCAACTTCTTCAGACTGATTTCATGCGGTTTGTTGTCCATGTTCAACCAGTCCCGAAGAATCGAGTAAAGCAAGATGCTGTATTGTGACTTCATTCGTGACGTGTAACGCAGCCGATACCGAACATACCCGCTTTCGGCAATATCAAAAAAGATGGGGCGAAGGTCAGGATTGCAGGTGATTGCCACAACGTAAGACCTCGTTTCCGGCACATAGTCCAGTTTTGCCCTTGTGAAAAGGACAAAGCTCTCAAACGTTCCCTTCTCTTTGTCAATGGGAATCGACACCGTATTGCCCAGAAAGTGCTTGATCTGCGGCTCAATCCTTCGTGCATCAAGGCTTTTTAACCCCAGCAGGTCTCTGTACTCTGCCAAAGTGAACTCCACACGGCTGCTGTTTGGGTCTCTCGGATTTATTCTTGACAAGTAAACCTCTAGCAACCGAAGCTCACCTGCCGTGTAGTCCCTGAACTTTGCCCACACAAGGGATTTGCTTTTTTCAACAAGGTTGTTGTCGGATATTTTTGGCATCCGTTCACCTCCTTTATCAGTCTAAAAACAGTATAGCACAGGTCGGGGGACAAGTCAACACGTTTTGTCCCCCATGACTTGTCTTTTTGTCCCCCATAGGGTTGTCAAAACGTCCACCGTGACTTGTCAAAGCGTCCCCCATGCTTTGTCATTTCGTCCCCCATCTACATATTATATATTAAACAAGAAATAAACAAGAGGTTAAATATCATCGTTAAATAGGCGATGACGATAATTTTCAACAATTTCTTTATTTTTCCATTCCAGCTTGTGGATAACTCAACCTTTCATTTGCCGAATAAAGTCTTCCCGGTAATGATTAGTCTTATCTAACGTGTACAAAAGGTGGATGAAAAACTTTTAATTCAATGCTATAGGGGACAGATTGACAAGCCGCCCAATCATAAACAACAGATTAACGCTAATTCGTTATTTATTCCGCACAAATGTTGCCGGTTTATAGCCTATGGGGGACGGAATGACAAGGCGAATTTGCCCGATAGGTGTACAAAAAGTGGATAAACGTGGACAAAATGTCCCTTAAAAACTGCGATAATTCGACAATCAGCGCAAAATGTTTTCTTCGTTGATGGTATAAGAATCGTTTCGCTTCATGGCCGCAGCTTCCCCACAGTCCTGCGCCTGATATAAAATCTGCATATTGGGTTGTGTTCCGTCTGGGTCTGGGTCGGTTTTGGTGGCCTGTGCCATTTCATAATGACCTGTGACGGTGCGGCAGACGGACACGCGATCACGCAAAGTCGTGTGAAGGTTGGCTACCATTTCGCACAGAACGGCAAGGTAATCTGAGCCGTGATTGCCATAAATCAGATAGCACAGCAAGTCAATTTCTTGTGGATGGGCTTCTTTGATATGCTCTATCAGCGCATCTCTCTTTCTCTCGGTGCTGGCATCGCCAGCCAGGCTTTCCAATAATCCGGGATGCAAACAAGTGTCTATGTACGGCTTGGCCGCAACACCGCAGCACACAAACCATTTTATGATAGTAGAAGCATCTGGGGTCATTGTCCCTTGCTCATAACGAAAAATGGATGTTCGGCCTATACCCATTTTGTTCGCAAGCTTCTGTTGGCTAAGTCCGGATTCTGCTCTTGCCATCTCTAACGCTTTTGCCACTCGTATCCTATAATCATCCATAAATACCCCTCTTTCGACAAAATGATACAAAAGCAAAGAAATTCAACTGATATATTGTTCAAAACGTGAAACAATAATTGAAAAAATTCGCTGTTTCATTGAAACAGCGAGATGTGGTATAACTGTATTGTCAAAAAATTCCAAATAGAAAGGAAACACAAAATGAAAGAAACTGCAATCTGGAACCATGAACGTATGCCAATCATCGACGGAATGCCTGCCAGCGTTCCCGATGGGGAGCCACACACACCTGAACCGTGGGAGGAAAACGAATGAACCGAACCGTAGATGCTCTAATTATTCCATACGCTCGCAGACGGACGCTGGAGCTTGTCCTGAGCCTTTCTGGATACGAAGCTGATAAAGATGCTTACCTCGAAGCGAAAGGCATCCTGGAACGTGCCGTAGCCGCCTTAGACGATGGACGCGACCCGGCAGATAACATCGAACGCATTGACGGACAGCTCGTAGAGCCGTGATTGGAGGAAAGATGGATAGGCGTTGTCCCTTTTGACTTGAACACTCGTGGCTTCCCCGATGTGAAGTAATGGATGCGAAGGAAACGATTGATTTTTGTGAAGTTGTTAAAAATACATTGACTTTACAACTAGAAGATGTATAATCGTATCAAATGAACATTCATTTTTACTGATTGGGAGGATATGCCACAATGAGTGAACAGGAAAGAGCCAAGATTGACCGATTTATTGCATGGCTGCTGGAACACCCTGAAAAGATTCCGGCAGCGGAGCAAGCCCTAGACCTAGAATAACAGAAAACCCCTTGCGCAGAGCTACACCAGCCCGGCACAAGGGGTTTTTATTTTACCGGGTCAGAACCAGTCCCTCACATCTTCTCGATTAGGTTCATCAGCGCTTCACGCTGCGCTGTCGGCATAGATTCAAGTTTTTTTCTAATCCGCTCCACTGCTGCATCGACTTCGCTTTGCGGCTGTTGGGGCGGGTTTTCTTTTTGTTCGCCAGTGAGAAGGTAGTCTACCGATACGTTGAAGTAGGCTGCAATTTTAGAAAGAACCTCTGCGGACAGGCTCTTAGTTCTCCCGGCTTTCAATTCGGAAAGAAAACTACGGCGAATCCCGATGTTGGCACAAAGGGTTCCGTCTTTGATGCCCTCTTTTTCGCAGAGTGCATGGATGTTGCTGTACAAGTCCGACATAAGAACACTCCCATATTTGTGCAAGTATACAAATGCACAGAATTTTGTACAAAAGAGTTGACTTGTACAGATGCCTGTACTATAATACAGACATGGGCAGTACAGAACGCTGTACAATATGAACTCTCTACGCCCTTATATTAGTACAGTTTTCCGTACTTGTCAATAGATTTTAGCAAATGGAGGTGGAATTTTGAAAGAAAACTTCCGTTCCGGCTTTGAACTGGAAGTGAAGATGAAGCTGTTACAGCGAGGTATGAAGCAAACGGAGCTGATTCAGGCGGTTCAAAGCGATACTGGATTATTCCTTGATGATTCATACCTCTACAAGATTCTTCGTGGTGAGCGAAAGCCGGAGAAGATTATCCGGAGCATCTGCAAGATTCTGGAGATTGAGCAGAAGGAGGGATGAACATGGAACAGATTTTGACATTGAAGGTAGACCTCGAACACCCGGACGACGCGAAGTTCGCCATTGACAAGGCTGTGGAAGCCTACGAGCAGAACAAAAAGCACTGGGACGCTTTTGAACTCAACGAAGCAAAAAGCAAAGCACGAGATATTTTGTACGGCCTGTGCAACGATGGTTGCAGCATGATCTGGACGGTCGCCGATGGCACTGTTGGGTTGACGATCTGGAACGGTTTCAGAGACCTTGGCGTTGGTCAGTGCTATATGACCGAAGAAGGGCTGCATGATATCTGGGTCGAAAGGCTGGTTGCGCTGTGCATTGCCACAGGTCGGGAAGTCCCGAAGTTCATCACAGACAAGGCTGGTGAGTGTTGGTGACGAATTTTCGCAGGGCGCAAAGCCGCAAGCGCAGGCTGAAGCTGGCAATGGCTACTGGCGTGTCTCGAAACGATGCTAACAAGGTGATTTGGATGGAGAAGACCATCAATCAGTGCTTTGAACGCCACAATCGGGAAACTAGACTGAAAGAGGAGATACAGCGTGGAAGAAAAGTACTGTGAGCGCTGCGGTCTGTATCTTGGAGTGGTCAGATCGGCAAGAAAGTACTGCTCAGAATGCAAGCGCAAGGTTGACAAAGAACGTGACAGGGAGCGCAAGAAGGCAGCGCAAGAAAAAAAAGAAGCCGGAAAAGACGTTTCCATCCATCGGAGAAGTGCAAGCCCTTGCGGACAAGCTGGGAAAGCATTACGGCGAGGTGTCGCAGATGCTCGCAACAGGGGAGCTGACCTATGAACGGTAAGTATTACGGAAAGCGGGAAATTCGCTGGCACAGCCGGGAGAAAGACCGGCTGGAACGCATCCAACGTAAGCGAAGGATGGCAAACGATGAAGAAAGCAATAAGCAACTTCAACAAAAGCAGTCCGTGGCAGAAACGCTGGAAAGAGCGTGAACCTTTAAGACTGAAACATATCGAGAAAGAAAGAGTGAGCAAAAATGAAAAAAATCAAGGTAAGAATCACATTCACCGAAGCAGTTCTCGGCACATGGCCTAGCAATCAGAACATTGCACGCGAGTTCATCGCCAGCAAGTCCCCGGATGCAAATACCATCGAGGACGAGGTTGCTGCTCTGGGCGCTGATGCTGTGGCAGATAAGGGCATGACCGTGTTCCCTCGCAACGAAAACGGCGAACCCATCTTGTATGACTACCAGATCAAGGGCTTCTTCAAGGATTCTTGCGGTATGCTGGGTCGTATCGGCGGCAAGACTGAGGCCGGAAAAAAGAAAGCCGTGAATGAATCCGGCAAGCTGACGGCCTACAAGAAGGTCATTGATGGTCTTATTTTCGTGTCTCCCCGCATGATTCCCATTCATGTGAACGGCGAGATTACCGAGTGCCAGCGCCCGCTTCGCGCCCAGACTGCGCAGGGCGAGCGCGTCAGTCTTGCCAACAGCGAGCAGATTCCCGCTGGTTCGACCTGCGAGTTTGAAATCGTTCTTCTGGACGATTCTCACGAGAAGGTTGTGCGTGAGTGGCTGGACTACGGTGCTCTGCGTGGTATCGGCCAGTGGCGCAACAGTGGCAAGGGGCGATATACCTACGAAATCCTCAATTAACCGCTATGGCGGGGTAGGGCTGTGCTGCACTCGGCGTGGAACGGCAACGGCATAGTGACGATTGGCTCAGAAATGCTAAGGCAATGCCTGGAGACGAAGCGACTTGAGCGGCAACGGCGATGCGCTGGTTTGATAAGATCTGCAAAGGCATGGAGAAGCAAGGCTCAGACGAGCAATGGAATTGCATAGACCCGACATGATTTGCTCCGCAACGGCACAGTTCGGAATTGCTGATAATAGCATGGCTATGGCATTGCCGCGAGACGTAGCGCAAAGGAAATGCAACGACTTGAGGTGACTAGCAATGGCAAGGAGTGGATTTGACACGACACGAGCAGAACGGCAACGGAAAGGCGCTGCTTAGAACCGAGATGCAACGGCTATGGATGCAAGGTGTAGCTTTGATAAGCAAAGGCATCGAACCGCGGCGACGTGCGACGCAATGGCAAAGAATAGAAACAATAGGCTAAGGCATTGAGTAGCTAGGAGTAGGACAGCAAAGGCAAAGCAATTCATCGAAAAGCAACGGCAAAAGCGAAAGGAGAAAAATGAAAGCACTTGTGGAAATCGCCCTGATCTGGGGCATCGTTCTGGCGTTGATTCTTGCAGCGTTCCTTTTGAACCTGTGGCTGGTGCATCTTGTTGAACTACTGGTTGGAGCAAAAGGCACATGGGGAATCATCGTGGCAGCCGCTGTAATGGCAACCGGATGGATTTTTAATTTTGGCAGCAAAAAGGAGAACCAATGAAAACTTTGAAAGGAACAGCATTGTCCATGATCGGTCTGGTCGTGGCAATTGCAGCAGTCGGGTGCGGTGACACGATTCAGGGCTGTCAGACCACCGCACAAATGTTCGGATGGGTGGCCGTGTCGTGTGGGCTTCTTGCAACGGCTATCGTCTTGTGCGCGCTGGCTGTTAGCGCTGGAGAGGAAGAACGCAGCGAACGCGAGCGCCGAAAAATCAAGCGTGTTGCCAACCACACGAACGAGTGGAGGGATGCACAATGAAATGCCCGTTATGCGGTAGTGACAACATCACAACGGTTGACAGCCGGTCTGACCACGACAGCATCGTTCGCCGCAAGAAGTGCATTTCCTGTAACCATCGGTGGTCTACCATCGAAATCGACAAAGACCAGTGGTACAGCGCACTGCAAATCAAAGAGGAACGCAAGAGAGGAAGACCCAAAGATGATTAGCCTTGACAGATTCGGTGGCGTGACAGAGCCGGAGGACGGCGTATACTTCATGACCAACGAGCAGGTGGCGGAAGCGAAAGAAGCCGACCGGCTGGCAGCGATTAAGGACTTGCAGTCTGAAATTGAGGACAGGGAAGCAGAGCTGAAAGACCTCCGCGCACAGTTGGCAGACCTGATGGCTGGTTGATTTTGTACAGCCAAGTTAAGCCGAAGTAAGAATAATGAAGCCTAATGAAGCCGAAGAAAGGAAAGAAAAATGGCAGTATTAGTAATGGTCTATGGTCATTCCGGCAGCGGAAAGTCCGCTTCGCTTCGGAATTTTGACCCGGAACAGGTGGCGGTTATCAACGTGCTTGGCAAGCCGCTGCCGTTCCGAAGCAGCATGAAAACGTACATTACCAATGACTACGGCAAGATTGATGCCGCAATCCACAGCACTAAGCGTAAGTCCATCGTCATTGACGATGCCACCTACCTTATGACCGTCGAGTTCATGCGGAACGCAAAGGTCGCCGGATACCAGAAGTACACCGACATGGCAGCCAACTTCAATGCCCTGCTGATGCGGGCGAAAGAGCTGCCGGACGATGTGATTGTCTACTTCTTCGGGCACAGCGAATGCGGAGAAAATGGTAGAGACAAATTCAAAACGGTCGGAAAGATGTTGGACGAGAAGGTCTGCGTGGAAGGGTACTTTACCATCGTTCTGAAAACTGTTGTACAGGATGGAAGATACCTGTTCAGCACTCGCAACGATGGGATGGACACCGTGAAAACCCCGCTTGGGATGTTCAACGATGCGCTGATCGAGAACGACCTCGCCGCCGTAGACAAAACCATCCGTGAGTATTACAACATTCCGGTTCAGCCGGATAACAAAGGAGAGTAACAGATGAAGAACATTAACTGGAATGACGTACAGGAAGCCACCGAGCGCCGCGACCTGCCTGTTGGCGGCTATGTTGCCGGTATCTGCAAGGCAACGGACGAGCCTGCAAAGGAGCGCTTGAACATCGAGTGGGAAGTCGCAGAGGGCGAGTTCAAGGGATACTGGCGCGAGCAGACCGCTTCCCTTATCGAGCGTGGCAAGCTGAATCCGGGCGAATGGGCATGGGGCGGCAAGACCATCAAGAGCTATAAGGAAAAGGCACTGCCGTTCTTCAAGGGCTTTATCACCGCTGTGGAGCAGTCCAATCCCGGTTATAAGTTCAATAACGATGAAAAGACCCTGCGTGGCAAGCTGGTCGGTGTGGTTCTCCGTGAGGAAGAATACATGGGTAACGATGGGAACATCAAGACGAAGCTTGTCGTTGACCGTTTCACCAGTGTTGACAAGATTCGTTCCGGTGACTATGAGGTCAGACCGAAGAAAACGCTGGCTGGTGGGTCTGGTTCTTCGCCTGATACCGGCGACTTTGCCGTAATTCAGGACAGTGAAGATTTGCCATTTTAAAATAACGCATCAACGTAAATTTCAGAAAGAGTGATAAGATGAGAAAAGAAATCGAAATCAATGTTAAGCACATGGTTTCACCTGATGCAACAAGTTGTGCATACGGAGAGGATGTTGATGGATATGTAATGGCTTGCCATTATCACGTCCGAAGAAACAGAACACACGGAAGAAAGGCTCCTATGGAATTTGACCTTCCTAAATGTCTTTTGTTTGAGTGCTGGCTTGATAAGCCGTTTCATAAATGCGAAGCCTGTAAACAAGCTTGCAAAGACAAAACGGACTGATCGCCTACCTTATATAAGAGCTGCGCTATCTGGCTGGACGGGCGTTTGGAAAAATGAAACACTTGGGCGACATCACAAAGATTCACGGCGATAAGATAGAGCCTGTGGACTGCATCACGTTCGGCAGTCCTTGCCAGGGCTTGTCTATGGCGGGAAAAAGGCTTGGATTTGACGACAACCGTTCCGTACTGTTTTTGGATGCCGCAAGAATCATTAAGGAAATGAGGACAGCCACCAATGGAATGTATCCAACTTTCGCTGTTTGGGAAAACGTCCCCGGAGCATTCAGTTCCAACGAAGGAGAAGATTTCAGAGCCGTGCTGGAAGAACTTGCCCGCGTGGAACAACCAGACGTTTCAATTTCTAGACCTCCGAGGGGGGGCAGATGGAGCAAAGCTGGAGCAATCGCCGGGAACGGATGGAGCTTGGCTTGGCGACAGCTTGATGCTCAATATTGGGGAGTCCCCCAACGCCGAAAGAGAATCGCTCTTGTCGTGGATTTTGGAGGACAACGTGCCGCAGAAATATTATTTGAGCGCGCGAGCCTGTCAGGGAATCCTGACGAGAGCATCAAGGCGTGGGAAGCAACTCCCGGACATTCTCAGACAAGCCCTTCTGGATGTGATCGAACAAGCGAGAAAGCCATCTATGACGCAAGGGGAAACGGCGATGGCAGAACTTGTCCAACCATAACAGGCGACCACGAAAACAGAATCACAGACTACACGGCTATTGCTATCGAACGCAAGACCTTTAACGAACAGTCTTTCAGTCACTACAAGGAAAGCGACAAATGCTCAACCTTGAAAGCGAAAGCGGGAAACATCGGCAATGGCAGCGAGTGTCTGATTGCAGAGAAAGCAATCCGTTGGATTGTCCGCCGCTTGACCCCTGTTGAATGCGAACGGTTGCAAGGATTTCCTGACAATTACACTAACATTGGTGACTGGACAGATAGCAAAGGAAAGAAGCACAAATACGCTGACAGCCCACGGTACAAGGCTCTTGGCAACTCAATCGCTTTGCCACAATGGTTTTGGCTGGTGCAGAAGATGCGTCCTTATCTGAAAGAGAAGCCCACGCTGGGCAGTCTGTTTGATGGTCTGGGCGGTTTTCCTCTAGTCTGGCAAAGAGCATACGGCGATGGAACCGCACGGTGGGCAAGCGAGATCGAAGAGTTCCCGATGGTTGTAACAAAAAGGAGATTTGGCGAAGAATGATTACTTGTTGTCTCAACTGCATATCACGATACACAGCTTGCCACGACACTTGCGAGAAGTACAAGGCAGAGAAGAAAGACTTCGAGGAGCGCAAGGCGTTCGTGCATGGGCTGAACCACAGCCAGAGCGTGTACCACCGTGATTATGAGGACAAGCACCGGGAACGTGGCAAGAAACGGTTTCTCGGAAGTGAATTTAGAGGTGAAAGATGATGAGAAATCCGTCTAAGAAAACGATGAAGCACATCGCTTCTGTTTTGAACAGCCATTGCAGATTTGATTCGAATAAACAGATTTTGGTTCCGTTTGAAAGCAGCCCACTTTCTTGTATTTGGTATGGATTCAAGCCACATAGCGGTAAGAAGATGGTTGGCTATATCCTGAAAGACGGTTACAAGTATCCGTGCGAAAAATCTATTATCCGAAACGGATTGATGGTGGAAATCAAATACCCGGAACAGATTTTCGCGCCCAGAGCATCATCCCTTGAGCTGGCAAAACAGATGACAGAAAGAATGATTAAGAGAGGAATGCTTTATGTTTATCCATACACATGGAGAAGAAAACGATGGACGGGTTGATTTATGAACACCGGCAAGCAGTTTGAAGCGGACTTCAAAGCATCCGTTCCAAAGGATGCGTGGTGCTACCGGCTGAAGGACAGTGCTACAACCTACTACGGCGGCAACGAGAACCTGTCCTTTTCCATCGACAACATCTGCGACTTCCTTGTGTACCGTTACCCGATGAACCACCTGTTTGAACTGAAAACCATCGAAACGCCCTCTATCCCTCTGGAAAAGGTGTTCGGCAAGTACGACAAGGCAAAGTGCAAATACCGCAAGGAAAAGCACATCACGGACATGGTGGATGCAATGGAGTACAACGGCCAGACCTCCCATGTGATAGTCAATTACAGGGCGGTCAACCGCACCTTTGCAATCCCTGCCAACAAGGTTCTGGCGTTCCGATACAATGAGAGCCGCAAAAGCATCCCTTGGCAGTGGGCGGAACAAGAGGGGATAGAGGTCAAAGCAAAAAGGCTTCGTGTTCATTGGCGGTATGACGTGGATGCGCTGCTGAAAAGATTGGAGAAAGAGAATGCCAAATTGGTGTGAAGGAAAGCTCAAAGTCCGTGGGAATCCCGAAAACATCGTGCGCTGGTTTACGGATTGCGTGACTGTTTATGACCGCCCCTATTTCGACAAAAACAAGTTTCCGAATGGAGAGTGGGTCTACAACAAAATCCATGATGGAGCATTGCCCTCTTACGATGATGAGACATTCTACATCAACGTGAAAGACACCGCTTACATCGAGGGTACTATGAAGAACTTTGTCGAAAAGTTCTGCACTGAACAGATTGCTGATGGCGACAACGCAATTCTTGTTCTTCCTGTAATGGCTGCATGGTCGATGGAGCCTGAGCCATACGAAGAAATGTCTAAAAAGTATAGGTTGGATTTCAGATTCTATGGATTTGAAAGCAGTGGATGCGTAAATCAGGAGATAGAAGTCATTGAAGGTAAAACAACCATCAACCGTGAAATTCGATTTGATGATTACCGTTGGGAATGCGCAGACCCGCTAATGGGAGGTTGAAAACATGGAAATTGAAGTCGCAATTTGCGACCGATGCGGCGAGTGCTTTTCGTGGCACGGCGAAACAAACGGAATCCGAAAAGTAAAAATCAAAGAACGCGGCTATGAATGTTCGCCAGATAGGTCGTTCGTTCTTTGCCCCTCTTGCATGGCTGCGCTCAACGACTGGCTGAAAGGAGAGCAGAAGTGAGTAAGAAAGTTTCAGACATTCTGCCCAAGACCGAAATCTTGGCGCAGTTGGCAGAAGAAGCGTCTGAACTGGCACAGGCTGCGTTGAAGCTGCGCCGTGCGCTGGATGGCACGAACCCGACACCGAAGAGCGTAAATGAGTGCGAAAACGCTCTGATCGAGGAGTATGCGGATGTGATTGTTTGTATCTCTGCACTGAACTGCTCACCTGAATGGTATGAGGATGCCACAGCAATTATTGGAGCAAAGCGCACTCGCTGGCTCTCTCGTCTTGAAGCAAAGGAGAATAAAAATGGCTGAATATCATGTTGGATGTGGGATGTTTGGCATTTACGCAGGAACCGTAAAAGCAAATGGAAAAGAGTGGAAAGATAAAACTTGTGTTACGGATGAAGCAGTAGAAGCAGTTCGAGACTGGTTTGTTTCCAAAGCAGAAGAAGAAAAACAAGGCTTTTATGGTTATGCTTGGGATACCAAAGACGGGAAGACTGTGATCTTGAAAGTCACTATTAAAAACAAGGAGCAGCCAGATGAATAAATTCGGAAACTGCCCTTTGTGCAACAAACAGGTCAAGCCGACCAACCTCCGCAAAATCGCACGGCAGAACCAGTTGTACGGCTTTCGCATGGCTCTGGATGGCATCGCCGCCACATGGGGCGCACTGATTCAAAACCTTCGGTGCGATGCAGACCTGTCCGATGAACAGGTGCAGAAAATCATCCGCATTGGTGACAGGTACTGGGAGATGGTTGGGCGGTTCAAGAACGAGGACATGACACCTGACGAGTTTGCGGATTATATCACCGCAAAGTCAGAACAAGTCGAAAAAGAGCTGAGAGAAAGGTGGAGCTAATGGCAATGTTTTCGGTAGAGGACATTTCAGAGATTACTTCAAGAAATCCGAAGTTTTGTCGCATTAAAAGAGCCACGTTCACTTGCGACTTCTGCACCACTAGCGTCGATGTGTGCGATGAACGTATTGCAACTGCTCTAGCGGATAGCAGAAAAACTCCTAATTGCCCGATTTGCGGAAAGAAAACTATATGTAGTCTATATGAGTTTCAATCGCACGAAAATCCAAACATCATAGAGGATGTTAGATGGAGGTAACAATGTTTGAATTTGTAACCCGCTGGCTGGTCTGCTTAGTCCTGCTGGCGGTAGTAGTTCAGTCTGAACGGACAATCAAGAACATGGCGAACAGCCTGTTTGAAAAACAACAGGCAATTCTTGTCTGGCTGTTTATCAACGCGTGTCTGGTCGTTTGTACGGCAGTTGTGATGGGGTGGAAATAATGGAAATTTGCGACATTGAGAGAAAAGAAATCAATTTTGGGTGTCTGGAGTATGGAGATGTGTTTGAGATTAACGGCGAAATTCTCGTGAAAGCTAACGTGAACCTTTCGTTAAGTAAATTGTCTGGCGGTGTCAGCTTTACTGCCCAATGAAGATGACCAGCAATCCGCTTGGGCGGTGCGTATGCGAGAAAGAAAAGTGCGCTTGGTGGCGACAGTTGGACAACTGCTGCTCCGTCTGGTGGATTGCAACCGAGCTGGATAAAATCGAAACGAAAATGAAGAGGTGATAACTCTTGGCAACACCCCCGAAGCGTGGTCGTGGCAGACCGCCGCTGACCGAAGCTGAAAAGAAAAAGCGTGAGAAGCGAGCGCAAAAGGCAAAAGAAGAAGCCGCCGCAAAGCGCGAGAAAGAGCGTGAGAAGAAGCGGATACAGAACCTCAACAAGAACAAGAGCATCCGTTCACAGGTCAGTAAAAAGGTAAAGGAGCAACAGGCGTTGGCTATCGAGAAGCTGAAGATGATGAACACAGGGGATTTGCAGTCAAGAATCGGCGATGAAGAGGACAAGAAAGTTGTCGGCATGATTGCCGCAAAGTATTTTGGTGACCTTCCGAGCGTGGATATGAACAACCCCATTGAAGTGCAGCAACGTCTTGATTTCTTCTTTGACGCTTGCATCGAAGCCAGAATCTCCCCTGTGGTGGAATGGATTGCACTGGTGCTGGGCATCGAATGGGTGAGCCTGAAGCAGATTATGGCGGGGAAACGCCGTGACGACAGCTTGCAGCAGAAGTACATCCTGAAGCTGATTCTGCAAATGCAGTCCATGTGGGCGTACAACGGTATGTACGGTCAGGAGAACCCGGCAGAGTGGATTTTCCGAGCCAAGAATTACTTTGGTATGCGTGACAATGTGGAAGTCACCGTTGCGCCGCCTGAACAGCCGTTGGGAGATGCCCAGAGCGCAGAACAGCTCGCCCAGAAGTACCAAACGACTTTACCGAAAGAGATTGACGTGGAGTACAAAGAGGTGGCAGAAGAGGTGGTCGAGGATGACTAACGGTGATTTTATCCGCTCCATGACGGACGAAGATATTACAGAAAACTTTACGCGGGGTATCTGCGAGCTTATCAAACATCGTGACCCGGAGCGTTGCCAGAACCGTGAGCATTGCTTTCATTGCGTCAAGGACTGGCTGAAAGAGAAGAACACAATCATGGTGAGGGCTGACAAATGGGAACTTTGATTGACTTTTCCGACCCCTGCCTACGCACGTTTCTGCCTGTCCTCTTGCAAGACCACACGACAGGCAAGAACATCATTTGGGCGACAGACCCTCCTCTTGAACTGGGCGTGGGCTTTGCAGATGAAATCACGCTGGAACAGCTAGACAAGGTTCATCTTGTCCCTCGTGTGCAGAAACGGCTTGCAGACCAGAAGAAGCGCACCAGCAAGAAAGCAGAGGTGTTTACGCCGACTTGGGTTTGCAAGAAGATGGCAGACGTTGCCGAAAACGACCTGAAGGACGAGGACTTGAAGGAGTACATCAACAAGACTTGCCTTGAAGTCACCTGTGGCGAAGCACCATTCCTGACAAGCCGATACGATACCACAACAGGGCAGATGATTGCCGTGCCGGACAGAATCGGTCTGCTGGATAGGAATCTGAATGTTCTGGCAGAGCAGTTCCATGACTACGATATGTGGATGTGCTGGGCAATTAGCGCCTACGCATCGACATACGGCTATGAGTGGCAGGGAGACAACCTCTTGCTGGCAAGGTGCAATCTGTTCTTGACGCTGATCGAGAATTTTAGGTATCGGTTTGATGCTGAAAGGTTGGAACTCGGTTGTATGCCTATGTTCCTTGACTGTATCGCAGACATCATCTCATGGAACGTCTGGCAGATGGATGGTCTGAAAAAGACCGTACCCGGCACGGACATTCCGTGCAAAATCAAAGACTGGAAAGCCGACAAAGAAATCCTGTTTAAGGATGTTGGGGAGGATAAATAATGTTTTCTAATATCTACGAAATCGCAAAGGATGTATCGTTCTGCGTTGCCGGATGTGCTGGTATGCTCTTTGTCGCTAGCTTTTTCTTAAAACTTACGTTTGATATGATTTCCAAAGTCTACTATTTATACCGCACCCTTGGAAGAAGGGGAAAAGAGTTTCTGGAATACAGGCGTTGTCGTGGAGATTTTGACACATATCTACGTGACCGTGAAAAGAAGAGGAAGTTTTGGGACGAATATTACAAGAAAAAATATCAGGATGAAGCAATAAAATGCACTGGCGATTGTTCTGATTGCTCGAAAGCGAATTGTTTGGACAGGGTTTGAGGTGACAACTAATGCAAACTGACAGAGGAATTTACCACAAGCGAGTATGTGACCGCTGCGGAGCAGTTCTGGGCTGCAGGATGATGAACCCTGACGAATACTTCAAGGGCTGGGCGTGGCGCAGGGACACAGGCGACCTATGCCCGGAGTGCTACGAGGAGTATAAGCGAGTGATCGGACGGTTCAATGCCAACAGAAGGAGAAAGAGAGGGCAGATATAATGAAAAAGTGCGCTCTTTATAAGTGCAAACAGTGCTTTGCGACCATGACGGACGAAAGCGATGTCAGAATCGACAAAGACATTGTTGATTGGATGTTTGAAAACGAAATGGAAGAAAGTAAAATTGGTTTTATCGCAAAATTCAAAATAAGCGATAAAGTCCTCATTCATCGTTGCGCCAACAACACTGTTGGTTTATGTGAGTTTATCGGATGGAAGGAGATAGAGGAATGAACTTCTACTGCACCGCCGAACATTGCTCTTGCATGGGCATCAAACAGTTCTCTGCTGGCAAGGCTATCCGATGCACGGCAGAATCCTGCAAGAACAAATCCGAGCCGTCCTGTGGCTCTTGCAAATGGTACGCAGAGCCGGATGGCGTGTGCGTGAACGACCAGTCAGAACACGTTGCAGACTTCGTGTGGGATGAAAGTGGATGCAAGGAATGGGAGAAGAAAGATGAGCTATGATATTTCGCTATGCGACCCCGTAACGCATGAAACGCTTGAAGTGGATGATATGCACTTTGTTGCTGGCGGTACTCGTTCCATTGGAGGAACAAAAGAACTGTGGCTTAATATCACCTATAATTATGGAAATTACTTTCGTCGTGATAATGTGTTGGGTAGAAAGGGCATCCGCTCTATCTACGGAAAGACAGGAGCAGAAAGCATCCCGATGTTGGAAAAGGCTATTGCCGCTTTGGGTGATGATGTGGACGATAGCGACTACCGGAACGCAACAGAGGGCAACGCCAAACGTGTCCTGTACGGTCTGTTGGCGTTTGCAAGAATGCGTCCCGACGGCGTATGGGACGGAAATTGAAGGAAGAAAAGACAATGCTGATATATGAAGTCGCTTTAGGCATCGTTTTGACAACGATGGTTGGTATATTGTTTGTATCCCCCATTTATCTGTTTGAGCGATATATCCTTTGGGAAATTTTGGACGAATATATTGATAGTATCGTTATAAAGGTTGTTGCTTGTGCGGTTATAAACGTTGCTATTTTCTTAATTGGATATGTAGTCGTTCTTGCTACTGCGAGGTATAACAATGGCTAACACGCTTTGGCATCCAGCAAGCGAACCACCAAAAGAACGAACGACACCTTTGTTGCTTGCGACTAAGACAACGTGGCGTGATAAAGATGGAAAAATATTGCAAGGAATCTTGCCAACAGCATACTTTCTAGGCTGTTACGCAGACGGTCAGTTCTGGGACGAGATAGGCGAGAGACTGCCGGAAGATGTGACGGTGACGCATTGGATGGCGTTTCCGATGGTATGAGGTGGTATGTGTGGAGAGCAAAATTGTTTGGCATTCTCTTAAAAAAGAAGGATACCCGCCACTGTTTGACAATGGAAATGGCTACTTTTCATCTGGAAGGATTTTGCTGTCTGGGCTGTATTTTGATTTTTTCAAAGGGAAGATAGACAGGACTGTGTCATGCGGAGGACTTGTAAAAGACCTTCGGCATGGAATGCCAGAATTTGATTGGATGAACGATAACGGGTGTTGTTTGCATCACTCAAAAATTGAATATTGGGCGTATATGCCAGAACCGCCTGTGGAGGAACAAATATGACAAACAAAAAGTTTGGCATCATCATTATGGACTTGAGCCTTTTCGACTTTGGGCCGAAGCCACCTTGTGGATACATTAAAGCAAAACATATCCGACCAGCGTACGGCAAAGGCACAAGACCTGTAAAGGCGCATAAGCGAATCACGAGAACGAGAGAGGGGTTCAGAAAATGACAGAACTTAAGAGATGCCCGTTCTGCGGTGCGGAACCGCCGACTGTAAAAGTGATTCATCCACTCAATGTTGACATGGCTAGTTGGGTAGTCTGCGGAAAATGCGGGGTGAGCACTTCTGCAACATTTGGCAAGGAAAAAGCCATCGAAGCATGGAACAAACGCTACAAAGAGGATTGAGTATGGACAAAAAACGAGACAGCTTTACATTCCAAAAATATTATTTTGAAGCCATCTCCACACTCAAAAGTAAAGAGAAGTTGGAACTCTACGATGCAATCTGTGCATACGTTTTTGAAGAAAAAGACGCAACTTTGAACTCAAAAAAAGCAGAATCTTGTTTCATTTTGATTAAACATCTGCTCGATGAAGAATCAAAAAGAAGCGATATTGCGTCAAAAGGATGGTCTACACGAAAGTCATCTCATCCTCATGTCATAAATGAGATGAAAGTCAGCTCATCTATGAGTTCAAAGTCAGATGACAATGAGCCAATTGTATCAATTGACGGTCAAATGAACGTCAAGACCCTGCCGGAGAGTGCAGTCAAAAAGAAACCTGACATCTTCTCAGACTTTGCTCATGGCGATAAAGCCCTGCTGGAATCCTTGCGAGAGTTCGCACAGATGCGTACAAGAATCAAAAAGCCTATGACAGACCGGGCAAAGCAGATGCTCTGCAACAAGCTGGAAAAGTTTGATCGGCATGACTGGAAAGCTATCCTTGACCAGAGCATCTATGCTGGATGGCAGGACATTTACGCATTGAAACAGGATGACCAGTACGAGCAAAGTACGGAGATGGAGTTTCATAGACTATGACAATGGACGTTCAAACGGTGTTTATCGGTGCGCTGATGCTCTGCAAGCCGGGCGTTGTGGATGAAATCATACCAGACCTTGAACTTGACTTGTTCAGACCTGAGCTGAGAGACGCTTTTGCGGCTGTTAAGGGCTATTGGACGGCTAGGGGTAAGATAGATATAGTTGAGATAAACACGCAGCATCCAGACGTAGCGCAGACGCTCTTGGCGTGTGTACAAACCTGTGAATCAGAGTGTGTACGAATTGACAGGGAGCAGATGCAGCGTTGGGCACAGCTTATCAGAGAACAGGCTGCACTCACTCGTGTGCAAGGCCTGGCATTTCAGATGACCAGCGAGCTTACCGATTATTCTGATCTATCAGACATTTACCAGAAGATGGGCGAAGCAATGAGCCTGAAAGCTGAGGAAGAAGATGCGTGGACATACGAGGATGTGCTGAACGACTATGTGCTTCACATGGACGAGAAGCCTGTGTATATCAAGACAGGCCTAGAGCGTCTGGATGAAGCGCTGCACATCTCACCGGGTGATTTCATCATCATCGGTGGCAGACCGTCTGCGGGCAAGACAGCCCTGTCTCTGCAAATAGCAGCAAGCATGGCAAAGCAGGACTATACCGTGTACTATTTCAGCTTAGAAACCAGCAAACGTAAGCTGGGCGCACGTCTGATGGCCAATCAAATATACTGCCCTCTGGACACGGTGAAAAATAAGGCGGTCAGCTTGAATGAGATTGACGGACAGGCAAAGAACATGAAGATGCCCCTATATATCCGCTCCGCTGCCGGAAAGAACGTGGCGTGGATGAAGGCTCAGGCTCTTCGTAAAAAGGCTCAGGTCATCTTCGTAGACTATCTTCAACTCATCCACGAAACAAGCGCAAAAGACAGATATGCCGCCATTACAGCTATATCCATTGCCCTGCACGAACTGGCACAGACCACAGGCATTGTTGTGGTGGCACTGGCACAGCTTAATCGAAACCCATCCAAGCCCGGAGCAACGCCTACTAACTCCGACTTGCGAGAGAGCGGACAGATTGAACAGGACGCAGATGCAATTATCCTTCTGTCCGGCGATAACCCCGACAAGTACCTGTTCCGACTAAGCAAGAACAAGGAAGGCGAGATAGGCGACCTTCCCATTACGTTTAACAAGCAGATTCAACGATTCCAAGAGTACACTTGGATGGATTGAGCACATGGGCTGTCAGCAATGGCAGCCTTTTGCATATACGCGCACAGAAGCCCTACAAACGCTTTTAGCGGTCAGACGGCAAACTTATCGACTGAACACGGAAAACGGCTCTGGCACGGCTCTACGGGGCTGTGAGCGCATTGTAGAGGTCTACGACTATTGTAGGAGGAAAAAATGCAGTACATGACAGCCGATACAAAGGTCAATGGGTACATGGTCTACCCTCGATTCCTCTCGACTATTGGCGTTAGCCCAACAGAGAAAATTGTTTACATTTACCTGTTCAATCGTGCAAGGTCGTCACAGAGGGCAAGCAGAAGCGGAAAGTTTGCTGACCAACTAGGGCGAGTATACATCGTGTATCCCATCAAAGACCTTGCTGCCGATACTGGATTCACAGAACGATGGGTCAAGAAGTCTCTGAAAGAGCTGGAAGAAGCCGGGTTGATCGAGCGCAAGCGTGAAGGCAAGAACAAGCCCGATAAGATATACGTCAAAGTGCCGAAAGAATCGTCAAGGAGCGAAAAGGGAGGTGAACAATCATTCACCTCTGAGGGGAACGATGCTTCACCTGTGAGGGGAACAATCGTTCACCTCCTTAATATAGAAGAAAAGAAAAGAAAAAAAGTTATTAAGAAAGCGGGCGACCCGCCCGATGGGAACGCCAGAACGCCGGACTTCGAGGATGTGAGCGAGTATTTTTTGGATGCCGGATGTGAGAATAGGCTTGCCAGCAGGTTCATGAACTACTATGATGAAACAGGTTGGATGACCAGGACCGGAAAGCCTATAACAAACTGGAAGGCTTTTGCTGATATGTGGATTGACAGAGAGCAAGAGAAGCAACAGTACAGTGAATTAGAGTTCAATCGCCTGTAAAGGTTCTTTCTCCCTACAACCCTCTATCTCCAAACCTACACCGTTAGCCAGCAGAGCAGACCGTAGGCGAGAACTAGCGTGAGGTTCGGACTGGTGGATAGTCTACGACTATTTCACATGGAGAATTGACTTCATTTTGTAGTCGGTTGGATATGTATAAATGTTGCATATACTATTCCTAGCAGAACGCTATGAATTGAGCTGAATACTATAGTGCGTTACTGGGAATTAAATCGAGCAGGAACAGACCGAATCGGATGATACGACTATTCCAGCGAAATAATAGTTAAAAAGATTGAGTAATTATCTGCGACTATTATAATAAGTACGATTATTAAAGATTTTGAGGTAATGCAATGGGGATTAAAATTGATAGGTGTCTTGACACATATTGATTTTTTGGTGGTCGGATGGCTTAGCGACTATTGCATCTCTCTTTCTCTAAAAGGCGAACGACTATTTCACACAAAAAATACACGACTATTTGGCGATGATTCGCAAGAAAATGTTAAGACTATTGCTCTGCGACTATCAGCGGACAGCTCGTTACTATACTATATATAGGACTTTCAGAAGCTAGTCGTCTGACGACTTTGCGACTATTCTACGACTATCCGCCGGGAGAAACTACGACTATTCCAGAAGCTATTACGACTATTCCAGCCGGAACGCTACGACTATTGCTGACCTCTATTAGCTATCGGGCGAAAGCCCGAAAAGAGAAGCGGCGATAAGCCGCCAGTGGTTCCGCGCCGCCCGCTGCTGGACTGCCCCGCCGGGTGGAGTGTGCCAGGCCAACCCGGTGCGCCCTGACTGCTGACCGGTTCCAGACCTCCAGCCGCTGGGCTGTCCCCTGCACAGGATGCAAGCCGGATGCACTAACCCGCTGCCGCTGGCATGGTCTGCGCTATGCTGCACCGCCGGACATGGATCTATAACGGGGGTGCGCCGCTGCATCCTTATATACCTTATTATAATAGGGCGGCTGTGCTGGTCTGTACAGCGTCCGGCATGGCGGTGGTATCTGGTATCAATAGAGGTGCTGCGCTTGACGGTATGCCATCCGGCGTGTCGCAGGCGATATATAGGCGGCTTGTGCGGCTGCTGTATTGTATGCGCTGGAATGGTCAAATTAACGGAAACGCTACTGTAAAGCCCTGTAAAGGCTTTTGACGTTTTGGCTGTATAATTGCATGGATGGAATAAAGGCCGCTGTAAACGCTTGTATGTGGCTGATACGTTGCAGGCCAAAAAAGAAAAGCCCTGCACCCTCAGCAGGTGCAAGGCAAAAGAAAAGCCCTGCCAGCGTGGGCGGGGTTGAGAATTTTATTAGTGCCATTCAATCAAGCGTTTTGTGCGTTTCAGTCCTGCTAACGTATAATCCCCGCTGACATTATCCCACACACGGGAGCGGGTGTTATAGGCGTATGGATAAAGCGTTGTCTGATTTGCGCTATCCCAATTTACGGCGTGATGTACTTTTCCGGTTTCGTCATCCACATAAATGCTAAGGCCGTTGATTTCGTGCTCTGTATAGGTTTTCATAATGACACTCGCTTTCTGGGCTTTTTGCCCTTTTTTACAGTATATCATATCACAGGCCCCAAAAACAGGACTTGCAAAAATATTTTTGCCCTTTTGGGTAATGGGGCGGGGTTGCTTTACGGTGCAGCCCCGCTAAAGTGTCCGATCTGGTCATTTGCTCGCTTTAAACAGCGCCGAAAAAAACCAGAAGAAAAACAGAAGCGCGGATAATATCACAGCTTGCAACCCCTTATACCACGCTAAAACGCTTGTAGGTGGTTTTGCTGCTGCACTCTGCGTATACATCCGGGTGCAGCGTCTTGAGCAGCTTGCTATCGAGCCGGACGCTCTGAACGTCCTTATAGATAGCCTTTGCCGTTCCCTGTGCCATCTCCGGTGCACCTTGCATCATGGTAATAACGTCCGCTTTAATGCTCTCGTTCATTGCTTCAAGCTCTTCAATGAGCCGCTTGTTTTCCCTATACTCGTTTACTCTTTTTTCAAAATCAGACATTTTTCAGTTCTCCAAAATTCCTTTATTCTTAAATAATACGCTGAGGTTGCGCCGTTCGTATTCTCTCCAATTCTCGCCGATTGCAAGCGCTGAGTTTTGCGCCCAAAATGGGACACCCGCCCTGTCAAGCTGACCAAACAAAAAATGAATTGTTTTATCTGCCTTATCCAAAAATCCGATGTCGTCCGGATCTTTTTCTCTGCAATAGGAAATTTCAGCCATCCAGTATGCAAGGGATTCCAATAGGCCGTATGCCTTTTTATTTGCCGTGTATGTCATTTTTTAGTTCTCCATCAAACGAAAAACCTTGAATTTTCAAAAGTTATGCGTGCCTTGTCCGGGATTTTCCCAGACGATATTGCGTTAACCAGGCTATCTGTATACTTATATACAATGGTTCGCCCTGGTTCATCATCCAAGACGAAAACTGACCGATCCCAGGCGGGTGCCTGGCTGATTGATTGACCAGGCAAAAAGCACCTGACATTCACATAAATGCATTCGCCGTCAATCCAGGGAAACGCCTGGACAAGACAACCGGAATACCACCCATTGATTTCCATTATTATCCCTCCTTAGCTGTTAAGAAATGCAATCATAACCAATGCCCCGCTGATCATGCCACCAACGTACCAGAGGGCGGCCCACTGGGAAAAGTCAAGAGTAATCATTGTTTGCACCCCTTTTTAGTCAAATTCCGGCATTGTCAGAATGATTTTTTTGCACCGCTCAACGCTCAAGCGGTACGGCTTGGAGCGGGTCAGGTTGTCAGCTACAATCTGAGTGTACACCATCAATGGCAGCTCAAAGAGCCCGGCGCATTTTGGGTACAGGCGCACAGCCTGATTTCTGATTTCTGCGTTTAATTCGTCCGATCTAGTCATTTTATTGCACCTCCAAAATCAGCTCCCGGAGCGTTTCAACGCCGGGGACACAATAGTTACACATCATAATATAAACGTTTTCCATGCCATTAACGGCGGTTTTGATTGTGTCAGCGTTTCCGCTGCGCTTGGCTGCCAGATACTCATTGATTGCGTTTTCCACAATCTGCACTCTGTCCTTCCTTGTCATGGTTTACACCTCCGTGTAACCGTCTGCAATGGCTTGCGCCTTGATAGTGTCCATATCACGCTTGGAGACGATTGGAACATCCTTAGATACCCAGCCGTCAGGGACGCGGGAAAAGGTCTTTGCGTTTGTGTCGATGCACAGATAATGCGCCATTCCGTATGCGGTGTTCTTGGTTCTAAATTCTAGTTTCATGGTTTTGGCCTCCTGTTTTGGTTCAATGTGGTTTGTTCTTGTTTGTGCTTTTATTATACTATCACTAGGGTGGCGAGTCAAGTATTTGATAGTAAATAACTATCACAAGATATACCAAAAGATTTATGTGATAGTTGTGCATATTGCTATCACTAGACCATGCCTGTGATAGAGCTATCACAATACGCATGATAGAGGAGCTGTCGCCCCGATCTGCCCGGCGTGGCCTGTCTGGTATCGAGTGCAGACCGGTGCAGCGTGTCCAGCGTTTGGGCGGCGGTATGCCCTGGTACTTGTCTGCCCTGGTTCTGGCACGGCCTGCCCTGCTGCCTGTGATGTGCAGGCCGTCCGGGTGCGCTGGGGCGCTGGGGTCTCCACCGGCGGGGTATATAGCCGCCGCCCAGCCCCGCCCGGTCAGCCTTTCAACCGCCGAAAAAATAAAAAAGGCTCAAAAAAACACCCACACCCCCATTTCAAACTCTCAAAATTTCCCGCAAAAACAAAAAGACCCCTACAAAGGGTCTGTGTTCTGTGCTATACTTGCCTTACAAGCCTTGAAAGGGAGGAATCTACAATGGCTAAAAGTAAAATGACAACGTGCAAACACTGTGGCGCAGAGATTGCCGCAAGCGCAAAGGTCTGTCCTCAGTGCGGCGGCAAAAACAAACCGCCTATCTACAAGCGCTGGTGGTTTATCGCCATTATTGTTTTGATTGTCTTGTCTGCTATTGGTGGCTCTAGCGATAGCGGCAAGAAGGGCTTTGAAGAAGGCTACAAGGACGCTACGTCTAACAAGGCAAGCGCATCCGCCGCTTCTTCCGTTGCATCTGTTGTGCCTGAAATCAGCGAGGACGATTACAAGGCAGAGTGCCAGACTGTGGATTATAAGGAACTGTGCCGCTATCCCGAAAAGTATGAGGGCACCAAGATTGTAGTTAAGGTAAAGGTCTCGCAAATTATTGATGCAAACTTCTCCGGCAGCGAAAAAGCATGGAGAACCTACACCGACAACAGCGGATACGGATTCTATGCCGATGACGAGTATTATATGCTGGATAAGCGTGGCGGCGATGCTGTGAAGATTCTGGAAGATGATATTATCACCGTCTATGGTGAGTTTACCGGACTTGAAAAAATCACCAGAGCATTGACTAGCACTACTGATGAGCTGCCACGAGTTGAAGTCAAGTACGCAGACCTTGTGGATGAATAAAGAAGGGGCGTAAAAATGAAAAAGAAGATTGTTTCGGCTATCATTGCCGCAGCTTTGATTTTTACTATGCCTATCAGTGCAATTGCGGCAAAAAAGCCTGATGAATGGTCTGGCCTTATTGAACTTGAACAGACCAATGCAACGCAGTATGAACCGTTGGGCATTAAGAATCATGGGTCTTATGCGTGGCGTGATGGTAGTACGATTTATATTTCTTATGCTCTTGAAATCGAGAATACCAACAAAAATCTTGCAGTCTGGTTTCCACATATTGAAATTGCAGTCGTTGCAGAGGATGGCTCTGTGATTAAAACAGACGATGAATATCTGGACTGGGTTGCGGAAGATGATTCCTACTGGTATGCCGGATACTTCACATACGAGTATGACGGAACTATCCCGGCTGGTATCGAAATGTCTGTTTCGGCACAGGACTATAATTATCAGCCGAGTGCAGGAAAAGAAGTTTTAAGAGCAGGTGAATTGGCTGTTACCAATACTTCAAAGCGTGGTAGTGGCTATGAGACAAGATTCACCGGAAAAGTGACTAACAACAGCGCATACAAGACAAATGCAAAGGTCATCGTTCTGTATAAGATGAAAGATGAGAGCGGAGAAGAAGTTCCCGTGTGCGGAGATATTGATTATGTCTTGGATATCCAACCGGGAGAGACGAAGAACTTTGAAATCCACCCCTATTCTGGGCTTTCCAATTATTCTTCGTGGGAAATCGTAGCAATTCAAATGTAACACAAAAAGCCAGTGGCTAGATTTTCTCTAACCACTGGCTTTTCTATTGGACTATTTCACGGAGCGCAAAAATGCGCGTCGTATGAGTTTTGCTCAAAAATGAGCAAAACCTCAATTATCCGTTTCTACGGATGCTTGCATAGAGCAGACGGAAAGTTTCACGGCCTTTCGGCGTTACTCTGGTCTGTACGCCACCGTGCTTGTTTTTCTGGTTGCAGTATTCCTTTACCGCAAACAGGCCGTCACCCTTGCCCGCTTTCGGCAGGATGCCCTTGCTCTTGTCACGGTAGATGTAACCGTCAGAAATAAGCATCTTGATGAACAGTCGTTCAGGAATACGCAGTTCCTTTGCGGTAGAACGGAAGTTGGTAGATACGTTCCACGCAACGAGGTCGTCAAAGTAGTCCGCTTTGGGCTGCATCTCCTCGTTCTTCTCACAGAGCTGCTTGTTCTGCATCTGTAACGCTGCGCTCTTTTCCTTTTCGGCCTTCATGTTCTGAATCAACCCAATCACGAAGTCCGGGTTGGCAATAGCCGTCTCCAACAGGTTGTCGGTCATGTACATTCCATGCTTGCGGATGGACGGCAAGACCTCGTGAGTGACCCAGTGCTTGAACCGTTGTGCGCTTTCCAGCTTGCTGCTGAAAATCAGACTGTACAAGCCGGATTCGTTAATAATGATAATAGGCTGCTTACCACCGGGGGTGTCCATTTCGTTCACCCCTCTGTCCTGTTCATCAACGTGGTCACGGATGGCTTTCTGCGGGTTATTGTAGCCTAAAGCCACCGCAATGTCCTTGCCAACAAACCAAGGGTCATCGTCAATGAGCATGACACGGATTTCGCCAAACTCGGCGTTGTTGAAGATTTTGATGTTCTCAGACAAAGAAAGTTGCATTAAAAAGCTCCTTTTCACTTGTGAGAGAAGCAATTTTCTGCTATAATAACGGCGAGAGAATGCTTCTCTCAGGGTTTACATGATACGTTCGCTGTGGTCGCCAAACTTTAGCGAGCGTATCATTTTTCGTTTTCATTGGTAGAATCCATCGGATGCATCGTAAAGAACGCTTCACGGAACGCAGCAGAAATGGAAACCCGGTTCTTGATGCAGTATTCCTGCAAGCTTGCGAACTGCCGCTCCGTCACGCTGATGGTAACGGTGTGACCGTAACGCTCTGCGTAAGGACTGCTCATACACATTCACCCCCTTTCGTTTTGCTGTGCAATAAGTGTAACTGCAAAATATTAGGATGTCAAGAAAATACACCCCATATATTGTGTTCACTAGTGCTGGCATCATATTTTTCTGTTTTGATTGGCCGCTCCGGCTTCGTACCCTGCCCGGTAGTTCAGTTCGGACAGCTTACCCAGAGCTTCTGCGTACTCCCTATCCTCGCTGGTCGGCTCTTTGCCGTGGGCGAATGTTTTCAGAAATTCTTCGGTTGTCGTGGGAAAGTTCATGTTTTTTTCTCCTAACTCTTGCGGAGAGCAGCCCTTTTTGGTATAATAGATTCCGAAAAGGGAGACTGCCCCCTTGGTGGTTGCAGGTTCTCGTTTCGTGATGTGGATAAGCTATCAGTGGCTTCGTGGTGGTTGCGGCTGGTAGCTTATTTTTTTTATGCCTTGATGTTCTCAACGTAAGATGCTACCCACTCGATACCCATGCGGATAACATCGACCTTTGAGATGTTCAATGCCTTTGCGCTGCTTTCCATGCTTGCGATCTGGTTCTCAGTAAGCCGGGTGCTTATCATGCGCAGCTTATCACGTTCCGAGGTTTCTGCTCGTCTTGCCAAGCCTATCACCTCGCTTTCGCTGAAACAAGTATAAAGCGTGAAAATATGCTTGTCAATACCCAAAGTTTTATGGAAATGAAGTTCGGAAGAATTACTCCTTATTATAGAAAATTTTCTACCTGATTGTGATTAACTAAGTAAACACACTTATACTACTCTAGTATGTATAAATACATACTAGAGTATATTTATATATAATATAAGGCGAACAACTATCATAGTTTGAAACATGACATATTGACAGTTCTATCACCATGTGGTATAATCTTGATAGAAAGAGAGGGAACAAAAATGAAAGTGGGCTATGTTAGAGTTTCAACAGCAGAGCAGAACACGGCTCGTCAGGAAGTTATCATGGAACAGCTTGGTGTTGAAAAAGTGTTTGTTGACAAAATGAGTGGGAAAAACGCAGACCGCCCCCAGTTGAAAGAAATGCTTGCTTTCGTGCGTGAAGGTGATACTCTTGTAGTAGAGAGTTTTAGCCGGTTGGCTCGTTCCACAACTGATTTGCTTGACATCATTAAAGAGCTTGACGAGAAAAAAGTTAATTTTGTGAGCCAAAAAGAAAAATTTGATACTTCTGGCCCCAATGGTAGGTTCATGCTTACAGTCTTTGCGGCAATGGCGCAGCTAGAAAGAGAAAATATGCTCGCTAGGCAGAGAGAGGGCATAGCCGTTGCAAAAGCGGAGGGGAAATATCAAGGACGGCAGTACGTTAAAGTCGATGAAGAAAAATTCCGTCAGCTTTACAACGATTGGCAAAACGGAAAGACCACTCCTACTATTATGATGAATGAGCTTGGCTTGAAGTCTGCTACATTTTGGCGTAGAGTGAGGGAATATCGAAAAAAATACGGCATTACCGATGCGGCCACCACACGCAAGTATGCCAATAAAGAAGAAAAATAAAAAGCAGCGACCCACCACAGGCCGCTGCTACAAACAAGAACCACCAATCCATCAACAGGATGATAGTACATGAGTATTATACCATTTCTGTTGAGGTATGGCAATATAAAATCAGCAGAAAAGGTATACTAACATGAAAAAATCTAATTTGATAGCAGATTCTCCTTATGGGCATTTAATTGTAGCGGATGGAAAAATCAAACTACGTTCAGTGTTCGATTTTCGCGGATGCACAGAACTGTTCTCGTTTTTGTATGTTTGCGAGCAAGCAAATTGCACTGTCGAATTTGAAAATGAGGAAATTATCGTAGAACCAAAGAATACAGATAACGCGATTCAAATTATGCTCGCAGTTTATGTTTCATTTGGTCAAGACGATACAATCTTCAAAAGATACATAAACTATTTGACGAAACTCGGTTCAGATGGAAAGCGTGAGCCGACTGTTTGCGATGAGTAAAAGGGGATTGCTATGAAACAGATGAATTGGGAAGAATCGGAAGGTTGCAATCGGTTCATAAAAAACATAACCGCTGGTATATTAGAGTATGTTCTTGAAGTTGGAATTGACGAAGCGGTCAAAGAATGCGTCAAGGACAATCCGCTTTTGGACAAATGCCCGCATCTTGAATCCTACGCAAAGGAACACGGATTTATCTAACCCGCCAGACATGGTGTCGGATTGCTGAACAGAACAGGCGAAAGGAGCAAGAGCCTATGGATAAGTGGAACAACAGAAACTCGTATGACTGGCTTGCGGGGGCAGTCGTTGGACTGCTTACCGGGTTCTTTATTGTGGTTGTGGTTGCGAGGTGCGTCATGTGATATTTTCAGCTGACATTGTCCGCAACTAAAATAAAACCGAATATTCAATTTTTGTGCAGTTGTAGGCACTCTTTACATTTTCAGGTAGGGGGTGCCTATTTTTTTATGCAGTCAAAACAGTGTATCGCCATCATTGACAGCATCAAAGCGTATGCAAAGCAGAATCCGACCGAAGCACAGGTCTATGAGGACTGGTTTCAGGCGGTCGTGAACCTGAGAGACGCCCTGCCGCGAGACAAGCGGTTCGATGCATACAAATACTCTGGTGAGCTGCGCTCTGTCTGTGCAGCCATGATGGGCAAGATGAAAACAAGCGAGGACGTGGCGAAGGTTTATGACATTATCAGCCGGACGTACCTGTTTGAAGCAAAAGATGTGTTCGACAGCTATTGCATTTACCTTGAATGGAATCGTGCGCCGGAAAAGAAGTTCTATCAGCCCAGACGCAGAGTGCTGAAAGTGCTGGCAGACGACCTAGAGGACTTGTTCTATAAGCGGATAGATTTCTTGGGGGTCAGTCTTCCGGCTCGCGTTGGTAAGGCTTTGAGTGATGATACGCCGATTTTAACAAGAAGTGGGTGGAAGAATCACGGCGATTTGCAGGTTGGTGATGAAGTCATCAGCCCGAAAGGTCAGTTTGTAAAGGTGCTGGCAGTTTCGTCTAAGTGCCAGCTTGATGTGCGCTGCCATTTCTCTGACGGCACATACATTGACTGCCACGAAAACCACGAGTGGCCGGTCTTTAACCGGCATAAGAACGGATTTGATGTAATCGAAACCAAGCGGATGATGAAGGATTATGTTGCCGACACGAAGGACGGTATAAGATTCTGCTATCAGGTTCCGTTCAAAAATTTTGTCGAGGGAGAATATAAGAAACTGCCTGTTGAGCCGTATACATTGGGCGCATGGCTTGGCGATGGTCGCAATCAGCACCCGGATATTTGCGAACCTCCTTGTGATCGAGCAATTGTCGAGCGCGTCATTAACGATGGATACCCTGTTAGCTGGCACACGGTTCATAAGGATACTGGCGTTGAGTACTACGGATTCTCTGACTTGCGACAGGCACTTCAAAAAGGCGATATGTGCCATAGCCACAGACGCTGCGTGAAGCACATCCCAGAAGAATACTTCACAGCCAGCATTGCACAGCGCATGGAACTTCTGGCTGGTCTGCTCGATACAGACGGAACGTTACGGGCAAAAGAGCATCGGTACGCTTTTTCTACCACAGAGCCGCAAATGAGAGATGATTTTGTCACGCTGGTTTCTACCTTTGGATGGAGATGCAGCGTGGTTGAATATCCACCTCGTGTATCATCTAGTGGCATTAAAGGCAATCTAACAGTCTATTCTATCTCTTTTAATCCTACTTGCCCTATTCCCTGCGTTGTTCCTCGCAAGCAGCTAAAGGAGTTCTCCAAACCTCGCCGTGTGGCGTTTTGCGGGTTTGAACGCATCGAACCGAAGCAGGGCAATTGCATTCAGGTTGAGGGTGGTGTGTACTGTGCCGGGAAGCGTCTGATTCCTACTCACAACAGCACCCTGTGTATCTTCTTCATCACATGGCTGATGGGCAACCGCCCGGACGTTGCATCGGTTATGAGCGGACACTCCGACAAGCTGACAAACGGCTTCTACGGCGAAGTGTTGTCTATCATCACTGACCCCGTTACCTATAACTGGGGCAAAATCTTCCCTGACGTTCAGCTTGTAGATAAGAGTGCAAAGGATGAAAGTGTTGACCTGAACCGTAAAAAGCGTTTCCCCACCCTTACTTGCCGCTCCATTGGCGGCACGTTGACTGGTGCTGTTGAAATCGGCGAGGGCGGTGTTCTGTACAGCGATGACTTGATTGAGGACTTGGAGGAGAGCCTAAATGTTGAGCGTCTGAACAACAAGTACGATGCTTATCTGAACCAGCTAAAAGACCGCAAAAAGCAGGGTGCATTGGAGCTGATGGTCGGTACACGCTGGAACGTGCTTGACCCTCTGGGGCGCATCCAAAGCCAGTATGCAGACAATCCTAAGTACAGATTCCGGGTGATTCCCGCTGTGGACGAGAACGGACATAGCAATTTCAATTATGACTACGGTGTGGGATTTGACGATGCCTACTATGCCGATATGAAAGCCAGCATTGACGATGCAACATGGTGGGCAAAGTACATGGGCAAGCCCTATGTGCGTGAAGGTCTGCTGTTCCCTGCCGATGAATTGCGGTATTTTAACGGTGTTCTGCCTGACGGAGACCCTGATCGCAAGCTCATGGTCATGGATATTGCATGGGGCGGCGGGGACTTCACCGCTTGCCCTATCGCTTATGTGTACGGCGATGCCGTGTTCATCCCCGACCTTGTGTTCAACAACGGAGACAAGACCGTGACCCGCCCGGAAGTCGTGGGCAAAATCATCCAGCACAAAATCAATGTGGTGCGTGGCGAAGCCAACAACGGTGGCGATGAATACTGTGACGTAGTGGACAGCCAGCTCCGGCAGCAGGGCTATCACTGCTCTGTCCGCAGCCAGCGTGCGCCCAGCAGTCAAAGCAAGCTGTCCAGAATCATCCAGTATGCGCCGGATATCAAGCGGTTTTACTTCCTTGACGAGAAGCACCAGTCGAAAGAGTACAAGGCGTTCATGGAGCAAGTGACGATGTTCACGCAGCTTGGCAAAGTTCCGCACGATGATGCACCGGACAGTCTGGCGCAGCTTGCCGATGAATTGTACAACGGAATCAGTAAAATTGAGCCTGTCAAGAGGCCTTTTTGATTAAAAACACAATATATTGTGTTCGCTGGGTCTATTTATTTGATTTTACCACTTGACAAGGCTTATAATGTACGCAGGAAGTTTTGCAGCTTCCCTTAAAGGAATAGCTTACACGCGGGGTTTTGTCATTTTTACTCGTGTGCGTGTCAACAAGCATATTCCTCCTTTCACCGGTGAAGGTTTTCTCACTCTTTCGCCTTCACCGGACTTTATATGTTGCGTTTCCAATTGTTTGGGGAATGCCAGCCTGTCTCCCCCATGGCTGGCAAGCAACGGTTCGATTCCGTTACGCAGCACAACCAACTACCTAGCTTTGCATGGACTTATTCTCCAAAACCTCCACCGCTATTCCCGGCTCTCAATGTAATGTTTAGGCATGACATTGCAAAGAGCAGCGGTTAACCAATCAAGCCGGGTTCCTATGTTGCATTAGCTCAGTCAGGCTAGAGCATCCGGCTCATAACCGGACATACATTGGTTCAAATCCATTATGCAGCACCAAAATTGCAGCTTACCCATTTTACGTCTGTCCGACAACTGAATGTAAAGGCTGCAATGGTTTTCTTCGGGCGAAGAATAGCACGGCTGGAAGTGCGAATAGTTTCCCAGTAGCTTCTGACAGGTCTGTGCTCAACAGCCTGTTTCCAGAAATCCAACGAAAGGAGCACAGATGGTAGCAAAAGTTAGGTGTAAGCATCCTCACAAGGATGCAAACGGCAATCCGTGTGATTGCGGACGTTATCTTGGCGAAGTGGAAGGTAAGTTCTCCCTTCTGTGCCCTCTTTGCCATTGGATTACAATTGGAGATTCCAGTCTTCCAAAAGAAACGTGGGTCTCCGTCCCGAAGTTTAAAAACTGAATAGTTTTTGAAGCGCAGTTGTAAGCGCAGTGAGATAGACCTTAACAGGTTTGTCTTGCTGCGCTTTTTATTTTGCCGGAAAGGAGGAACACATGGCTGAGTATCAGATTGTAGTTGACGGTTTTTTGAATGATCCACTGACCGGGCGCAGACCGATTGAAACGCCGGAGACGGAAATCAATCGGGAGAATGTGCTGAAAGTGGTAATGGGTAAGGCAGAGCCTATTCATCTGCTGAACAAGAATGAGATTCGCTTTCTGCACAACTACTACTTGGGTAGCCAGCCTGTTCTCCTCCGCACAAAGGAATACCACGCTGAAATCACCAATCGCATTGTAGAGAACCATGCCAACGAGTGCGTTGGCTTCTACACAGGCTACATGAGCGGCACTCCCTGTTCTTATGTGCGGTCTGAAACGGCAACAGGTGACGGCGAGGAAATCGCCCGCCTGTCCAACGCTTTGCAGTATGAGGGCAAGGATGCGCTTGATCGGCGGCTCTGGCAGTGGATGTTGGAGTGCGGACAGGGATACCGCATTGTCCTTCCTGACAAGGGGTACAACGGAAACTACCCGGACGAAACGCCCCTGCTGGTGGACGTTCCCGACCCCGACATGGCGTATGTGATTTACAACTCTGGCATCGGTCACAAGCCTATTGCCAACGTGCTGCACATCCCACGCAATTATCAGAACGACTTAAACGACCTGATTTGCGTGTATACGCCAAACCAGTACTTCGAAATTGACAACGGTAAGGTCACAAAATCGGAAAACCATTCTCTTGGAATGTTGCCGATGGTCGAGTACAAGCTCAACCCGGAGCTGATGGGTCTGTTTGAACCCGCTATCCCTGTGTTGGATGCCATCAACCTGTTGGAGAGCAATCGTCTCGATGGCGTAGAACAGTTCATCCAATCCATCCTGGTCTTTATTAACTGTCTTGTCGATAAAGAAGCGTTGGAAGCTGTTAAGGCTATGGGCGCAATGTCGATCAAGTCTACTTCTGGACTTGCTGCCGATGTAAAACAGCTTGCAAACGAGCTGAACCAGCAGCAAACGCAGATTCTGCTTGATTCCATGTTGAACGTGTACCGTAGCCTGACTGCCATGCCTAGTGCCACCGGTAGCGAGAATGCAACGTCTGACAACGTGGGCGCAGTTATCGTCCGTAACGGCTGGAATCACACAGAAGCAAGGGCGCAGCAGTACGAGAATATGTTCAAGTTCTCGGAACGTCAAAGCCTGTCTGTGATGCTGAAAATCCTGCGTGATACGGCTGGCTCTAAGCTGATGGCAAGTGACATCAACATCAAACTGCCGCGCCGTCAGTACGACAACCAGCAGAGCAAGGTTCAGATTTTTGCGCAGATGTTGCAGCAGACCATTGACCCGCAGTTGGCGTTCACTACGCCCGGTCTGTTCCCCGACCCGCAGGCTGCTTACGAAATGAGCAAGCCCTTCCTGATTGCCGCTGGCAAGCTTGGCGAGGACGGGAAAGCACCGAAGCCGCAGGAACGGCCGACTGACCATATTGCCGACACCGGCAAAATGGTTGATGAACAGACTAATGCAAAGGAAGGAGAGCAAAAATGAAGAAGCTGTTTATTTCCTGCCCGATGAAGAATCGGTCGGAAGAAAATATTCGGATGACGTTTGACCGTTTGCACAAGATTGCCGAAGCAGTGTACGGTGAAAGCCTTAAGGTTATCCCAACCTATATTGAAGATAACCCGCCTAAGTGCAGAACTGAAGGGCTTTGGTATCTTGGCAAGAGCATCGAACTTCTCGCACAGGCTGATTATTTTATCGGCATTTGCGGCGATAACGCCTTTCAGTATAACGGCTGTACTGTAGAAATTGATGCTGCAAAGTTGTATGGCGTTCCAGTCTATCTTGTTCCGACCGTTTTCGCCGCTCCTGATGTTGCGAAAGAAGAACTGGTTTACAACGGCGCAGGGGAACTAATCAACTAAAAATCAATCCGCGTAAGCGGGCTGATATATTCCGGCAGGGAAGCCGGGATACAAATTTCGCAGCGTTGCAGGGAAGCAACGGTAAAAAAACGCAGGAGGAAATTAACGATATGAAACTCAATGTGTTGCTTGGTGATGCCTACAAAGAGGGCATGACCTCCGATGAAATCATTTCTGCGCTGGAAAAGGTTGCAGACCCCAACGCAGAGGTCGAGAAGCTGCGCAACGCCGTGACGAAAGCAAACGGCGAAGCTGCCGAGTACAAGAAGCAGCTCAAGGCAAAGCGTACCGATGACGAGAACGCCGCACAGGAACAGGCTGACAAGCTGGCAGAGATGCAAAAGCAGATTGAAGCCCTGACTGCCGACAAGGAGAACCTCGTCAAGGAAAAGACCCTTGCATCTTACCGTGAGAAGTTCGTTGCACAGGGCTATGACGCTGAACTGGCTGGTAAGGCTGCATCTGCACTGGCTGACGGCGACATGGACAAGGTGTTTAAGTTCCAGTCGGAATTTATGACCGCCCATGATACCGCATACAAGGCTTCTCTGCTGAAGGATATGCCCACGCCTCCGGGTGCGGATGGCAAGGGTAGCTCTGACAGCGAGGGCGTGGCGTTTGCTAAGAGCCTTGCACAGCAGAACGCAAATACTTCTAAGGCATCGAGTGACGCAATGAGTGCTTTCCATTAACAAGGAGGAAAACATGAAGTTTACCCGAAACACGGTCAACGGAATCAATGATACCATCCTTGCTTCCAATGACTACACTGCCATTCCCTTTACCGTGACCGAAACTGCTGCGGTTAAGGCTGGCTATCCCATGACCAAAGCGGGCAAAAAGGCAACTTCCGCCACCGCAGATGGCATTCTGCTGTATGACGTTGACCCGGCAGAAAACCCCAATGCTTCCCTGCTGATTCGTGGCGTTATCGACACCAAGAAGGCTGCTGCAAGCTCTGGCTTTACCTATGATACTGATGCGATCGCAGCGCTTAAAACCGCCATTCCTGGCATCTTCTGCCGTGACAACATCAGCGTGAACGCTTAATAGGAGGTAAAACAACATGGCACTGAATCTTAAGGAAGTCTTTGCCCCGGCTGCGATTGCCGCCTATTGGACGAATGACCCCACTAATGCGATGCCTTTCGCATCTGATGCGCTGTTCCCTGCAAAAAAGAAGGCCGGTCTTGACCTGAAGTGGCTGCGTGGTCACAAGGGCGTTGGCGTTTCCCTGATGCCCAGCGCATTTGACGCAAAGGCTACGTTCCGCACCCGTGAGGGCTTCAAGTTTGATGAGACCGAGATGCCGTTCTTCCGTGAGGGCTACCATCTGGGCGAAAAAGACCGTCAGGAAATTCTGCGTGTTCTGGACAGCAACGACCCCTATGCCCGCGACGTGATGAACCGCCTGTACGATGACACCGCACAGCTTATCACCGGCGCACGTATCGTGCCTGAGCGCATGATCTGGCAGCTGCTAGCTCCCACCAATGGCGTTCCCGGCATTACCATCAAGGCAAACGGCGTGAACTACACCTACAACTACGACCCGGACGGCACTTGGAAGTCTACCAACTTCAAGGAAGTCTCTGCTGCAAAGTCTAAGTGGAACGTCACCACCGCCACCCCCATTGCCGACCTGAACGCCGCAAAGGATGCTGTTCTGGCGAGCGTGGGCGAAGTCGTGACTGAGGTGTACATGAACACCGCAACCTTCCGTAACATGATTGCTGCGGACGAGGTGAAGAACCGGTTCATGACCGTCACCGCAAAGGCAAACGCCGTTCTGCTGGACGCTGAAGCACGGCAGATTATCGAATCTGCAACCGGCCTGACCATCCATCTGTACGACAAGGTGTTCAAGGCAGACCAGTACAGCGCAAGCGAGAAGTATCTGCCCGATGGCATGGTGGTGGTTGCTCCTTCCGGCGCTCTGGGCAGCACTTGGTACGGCACTACTCCTGAGGAAGCCGATCTGCTGTCTGGCCAGTCTGGTGCATCCGTGTCCATCGTGAACACTGGTGTTGCAATTACCACGGAGCTGACCATTCACCCGGTCAACGCCAATGTCTATGCTTCTGAAATCGTCCTGCCGTCTTTTGAGCGCATGGACGCTGTGTACTGCATCAAGGCTTACTAAGGCGAAAGGAGGAAAGCAGCATGGGAGACCAGTATTCTGAAGCGGTAGTCAAGCTGGGGCAGTACATCGCCCCGGCACTTGACCGCGAAATCACGGACGAGGACTACCCACTTTTCGACCTGCTGCTTGATTTCGCTAAAGACAAGATATTTGCACAGGGCTACCCCTTCGGCAACAGACCGGACGAGCTGCCCTTGCAGTATCAGTCGTTGCAGATACGCATTGCAGCGGAACTGTATAACCACATCGGCGCAAATGGACAGACGAGCTATACCAACAACGGCATCACTCGTGTGTGGGAAAGCTCCGATGTGGCGCAGTCCCTGCTGAATGAAGTTGTTCCGAGAGTAGGTGTTATCGGCTGATGTTCAATGGAAGCCCGCTGGACAAGCGCCCGCTGTGGTACTCGAACCCTGTTGGCGAGAAAACGCCTGTTGTGGACGAGTGGGGAAACGAGACTGGCGAATCCGCATACGAATCGTGGAGCGAACCTGCAAAGCTGATGCTGAACGTCAGCCCGCCTACCGGCGTTGCGGAAGCAAACCCTTTTGGAGCGTTCACGGATTACAGCTATGTTGTCAGTTCGTCCAGTAAAAAGCGCAACACACCGCTTTATGAAGGTACGCACGTCTGGTTTCAGACGGACGTTTCAAAGCCCTTCAATTACATTGTGGTCAAGGTCGCAGAGCATATTACAGACACGTTGTATGCGCTGAAGGAGGTGGCTGCAAGTGAAAATTAAAGTGAGGTTGAGCGATGCCGGACTTCGTGATGCGGAACGTCAGATACGGGAGTACAAGACCACTCTGAACAAAAAAGCTAGAGCACTTGCTTTTCGCCTTTCGTGGCTTGGGCTTGAAGTCGCAAAAGTGCGTTTTGCTAACGCAGAATACGCTGGCTCCAATGACGTGAAATGCCACATCAACCAAAAAGACAAGACTTGTACTATCGTTGCAGAGGGCAAGGCAGTTGCCTTTATCGAGTTCGGCACTGGCGCACATCATAACGGATATGGCGGACAACTTCCGCCCGGTGTCGGTGCGCATGGCTCTTACGGTAAAGGACACGGCGCACAACGCCGCTGGTACTACTACGGCGAAGCTGGCAATGCTGGAACGCCTGTAAAAACGGTGGACGGCAAGGGACAGCTTAACTACACGGACGGTAACGAACCGGCTATGGCTATGTGGGGGGCTGTTGAAGAAATGGCTTCTCAAGTAGAAGCAACGTGGAGGGAGGTTTGGAATAGTTGATTGATTATTTCAATTCCATCTTCACAGCCGTTGCGACAGAACTTCGGAAACAGGTTCCCGGCATCTTTGTTACTGGTGAAATCAACGACAGCAACGTTAAGAAGTTTCCGTGTGTGCAGATAGAGGAAAACAGCAACATCCCAGTTCATCGGGATTCTGCAAACCGAAGCAAGTATGCTGCCGTTTCCCTGCGTGTGCGTGTCTATTCCAACAAAACAAGCGGACGCATTGCAGAAGCCCGCTCTATTGTGAGCATCGTGGATTCTGTATTGGAACCGCTCAATTTCTATCGAAAATCGTTTGCCCCGTTGAATGGGCTGTACAACAATTCCGTCTATCGGATTGATTGCAGCTACGGGGCAACAATCGGAGAGGACGGAATGATTTACCGAAACTAAGGAGGTAAACATTCTATGAGTACTGCTATCTCCGGTCTGAATACCACCCTGTATTGTGGCGACAGCGCAACCGCTCTGACGAAGCTGTGCGACATCAAGGATGTACCCGACCTGATCTCTGAGCCGAACCTTCTGGATGCCACTACTCTGTCTGACCCTATGCAGGTCAACATCTTTGGCATCATCCAGAGCGACACCAAGTCCTTTACTGCCAACTACAACAAGACTGACTACAAGAAGGTCAAGGAGGCTGGCTACGATGAGACTTCCGAGAGCAACACCGTGAAGTATTACGCCCTGAAGATGCAGGACGGCTCCGGCTTCACTTGGCAGGGTATGCATCAGGTTGGTTTGTCCGGCTTCGGCGTGGACGAGGTTGTGGAAATGACCATCAACTGCATCTTCACCAAGAAGCCTGAGTTCAGCGAGACCCTGACTGTCAACGGTGGCTAAACCGCAAAAATCGAATCAATCAAACCGGGCAGAACTGAACAACGGATTTGGTTCTGCCCCTATTTATAAAGGAGAGCATTTATTATGGCTGCTAAGGTTATCAACTTTCATTCCCCCGATGGCAAGAACACTTATGAGCTGACCTTCACTCGTGACAGCGTGGAAGCCACCGAACGTGCAGGCTTTCAGATTGGCCAGTACACCCAGATGACCAACCTGCTGTCCAACTCCCGCGCCCTGTTCTACGGCGCGTTTATCGCCCGGAATCGTGGCATCAAGCGTAAAGTCGTGGACGAAATGTTTACCCACATCGACGAGAAGGAAGAGCTGATGGCTGCGCTGCTTGAGATGTTCATGGACGCTTCCAAGTCTCTTCTGGCAACTGATACTGAGGACAAGACCGCAAAAAACGCAACGTGGGAGATTGTGTAACCGCACAATCTCAGGAAACGGACGGAGAGGAAGAGCCATTCTCTTTCTCTAAGCTGTTCCACGATGTAGAAGCCTATTACATTTCCATCGGCATGACCTACGACCAGTTTTGGTACGGTGATGTCTGGCTGGCGAAGGTCTACCGTGACGCAGAGGAGCTGCGGGAACGCAGAGCCAACACAGAAGCGTGGAGAAACGGCTTTTACATGGCATCTGCGCTTTCCTCTACGGTTGGCAATATGTTCCGAAAGAAAGGGTCTAGACCCATCAGGTACATGGATAGACCGATTCCCCTTACTCAAAAGGAGAAGAAAGAGTATGAATACCAACGTGCTGCGGAAGCACAGGAGCGCATTAAGCGCATGATGTTCTCCATGATGGAGCAAAAGGATGGTGGTAGTGATGGCTGATGTTGATATTACGAGCTTATCCGTAGAAATCTCTGCGGAATCCAGCGGTGCAGAGCTTAATATCGACAAGCTCGCTACCGCTATTTCTAATTTACGGACAAAGGGCAACGTCACAAAAGTTGTGAACAGCCTTGACAAGCTGTCCGCTTCCATTTCTGCGCTGAAACAGGCGTCTGTTGGTCTGTCTGGGCTGGACAACATCACGAATTTTCTGAATGGCATCGGCAACGCAAATTTTTCCGGCAGTGTGAAAAGCATCAACAGCGTTGTCAACGCCATCAAGAAAATTCCTGCTGCCGTGTCCGGCTTGAATGGCGTGGACTTCTACTCCATGTCCGGCAGCATTACTGAACTGACAAACGCAATGGCTCCCCTGTCCATTCTGGACGCTTCCGGGCTGAAGGCGATCGGCAGCGCGGTCAACGCCATCGGGAAAATCCCTGACCTGTCCGAAAAGCTGAAAGCAGCTGACCTCGATGCTTTCTCGGATTCCTGCAATAAAATTTCTACTGCTCTCACTCCCCTTGCTTCGCAGCTTGACAAGGTTGGCAACGCCTTTGCAAAGCTGCCGTCGCAGTTGAGCAAAGTGGTCACACAGGCAAACCGTGTGACGGCTGCCAACGAACGGCAGAAAAAAAGCTATCTCAGCCTTTCTAATCAGATGAACGGTTTTATGCGAAACATGGCAAAGCTGGTTTCGTTGAAAGCTATCGCTGAGTATCTTGGCAACGCTGTTGCGAAGTTCAATGACTTTTACGAAGCGACAGACCTGTTTCATAATGCCATGGGCAATTTGAGCGGTGAAGCAGATACGCTCATTAGTAAGATGCAAGGTCTGCTTGGAGTTGACCCGACCAAAGCGATGACCTATATGGCTACTATTCAGAGCTTAGGCACTTCGTTTGGTTTGGCTAGCGACAAGGCTTACGTTCTTTCTAAGAATTTGACCCAGCTTGCCTATGATGAAGGCTCTTATTGGAACAAGGATGCTGCCGAAACCTTTACCGCAATGTCCTCTGCTATCTCTGGCGAGATTGAGCCTATTCGCCGTTTGGGTGTTGACCTGTCTCAGGCACGGTTACAGCAGGAGCTTCTTGCTTTGGGCTTTAACAAGCAGGTTTCCAGCTTGTCTCAGGCGGATAAGGCGGTTCTGCGTTACATTGCCATTATGAAGCAGACTGCCAATGTGCAGGGCAACCTTGCACAGACCATCCAAAGCCCTGCAAACCAGATTAAGATTCTAAAAGCCCAGCTTGATATGTTGGCAAAGTCTGTCGGCTCTCTGCTCTACCCAGCCCTGAAATCCATTCTTCCCCCGCTGATTGCCGCCGTGCAGCTCATCCGAGAATTCGTTGAGTGGGTGGCAAAGCTGATGGGCGTAAAGGTTGTGTTCACCGATTTTACCAAGAGCGCTGACAGCGTTGGCGGTATCGGTGACGCAATGGATGACACGGCAGATTCGACAAAAAAAGCCGCCAAAGCCCTCAAGGATTACACGATGGGCTTTGATGAACTGAACATCATTGACCCCACACAGGGAAGCTCCGGCTCTGGCGGCGGTGCATCTGCTGGCAACATCTTGGGCGATGTAGACCTGTCCGGCTACGATATGTTCAAGGACTACATCGGTACGACGATTGATGAAGTCAAAGCGAAATTGGAAAAATTGGCTCCTTTGGTTGCTGGTATCGCTGCCGGATTTGCAACGTGGGCTATTGGCAACGCTTTGATGGATGCTCTTAGCAAAATCAAAGGCGACGGAACCTTGATTGAGGGCATTCTCAAACTTTGGAAGTCTCCCATTATGGGAGCAGCTGTCGCTGTTGGCATCATGGTCGCTCGTTTTGTTGACCTATACCAAAACAGTGAGGCGTTCCGAAAAGGCCTTGAACGTGTTCGAGCTATGATTTACCTTGCTGCGGAAGGGCTTAGGCAGGGTTGGAATATATCGCTCACAGATGGAAAACTCGGAGAATCCATCAAATACCTGAAAGAGTCTTTTTCCAACTTAAAGCAAGTAATCTGGAATCTCATTCCAGAAAGTTGGCAGGAGGGCATTTCTTCTGCGTTCGAAACAATCTCTGACGTTGTAAAAGACCTTGATCTTGATGTTGGCGATTTAATCACAACACTTATGGGCATCGGTCTTATTGTTAGTGGCCATCCTGTAGCCGGTCTTGCTGTTCTTGGTTTTGAAGCTATCACTGTTGCAGTTCGTGGCCTTGGTAGCGAAAGCCAAAAAGAATCTTTTGAGATGGAAACGGACTGGTTCAACGCTTTCAAGTCTATGGGCGAAAAAGTTGCTGATTTTGTAGGTAACGCAATTACAGCCATCGGAAACCTTATCAATGATTTCGCAATTTTTATTGGATGGATTCAGAACGGTGTTTCCGAAACCGATAGGCTTGACTTACAGATGAACGGTAATTTCATCGAGAATGCCGTCATGGGCATTGCTCAGCTGATTC